TTACGGTATCTTTTCCAGTTCGGCTCTGAGCCATTCTAAGTCACGGTCTGTATAAGCCGCCTCTGTTATGTCGGTGATTCTGTGACCGACAAGTTTTTTGATAGTGTATTCGTCAACCTCAGCCTTCTTTGCCATGGTGATGAATGTCATTCGAGGGTCGTGCGGTCGATGATCGTCTCGGAGCTTGAGAGCGGCGACCACCTTATCAAAACGGCCGGCATATTTGTCATAGGTGATTGCCATGCCACCCTTCGGAGAATCCGGATCATTAAAGAGCCGGTGGCTTCCAAGTTCAAGGGCATAGTCGTAGTTTTTCTTAACCAGGTCAAATATTTTCGGGTGGATAGGCACCATACGGTGTCGCCCGGCCTGTGTTTTCATACCACCGACAATATAGCGTTCTTCAAGATGCACGTCCTCTAGTTCCAGTATGGCGAGTTCTTGCGGCCGCCATCCCATATAGCACTGTATGAGAACCCAGTCCACGAACCGGATTTTGCCGACGTTTTCCCAAAGCGTCTGCATCTCTGAGTCCTGGAAGATGATGTGGCCACGTTTTGCTTCTTCCTTTTCTTTGATGATGTCGTCCGACAGTTCAAATGTGCGGGCGTAGTTCTTATCAACAAGCTCATATTCGAGCGCATAGTCCAGCATTAAATTAAACATAGACTTGATCCGGGATTTTGTGCCTGCAGACGCAAGCACCTTTTCGCCCTTATTGGCTCCACGTGAAGGAATGATGTAGCCATCTTCCATTATGCCCTTGATGTGGCGGGCACGCAGGTCCTTAACACGCATTCCGGCAATGGCGTGGCAGTAACTCCACGCTGACTTGATGGTACGGCAGGATGATTCGCTTTCCAGGGTAGGGAAGTAAGCTGCAGTCCATTTGTCATAGAGCTCCGCCAGGGTCATAGCGGCATTTTGTATATCGTAAGGATTAGCTCCGTACTCAGCGAGTGCCTGCAGAGCTTCCTTCTTGGTCTTGAATGTTCCAAGAGGAACACGGTTCTGTACGGTCTTTCCGGTCTGTTCGTCCGTGATCCAGCCGAGAGTAACACGGGCCAGGTAAGGTTTACGACGGTTTCCGGAAAGTTTTGTCACACTGCCATAGCCGTTAGGTAGCTTCATTCGATAACCTTACTGATTCCACAGCCGCAGGCAGACCGGTGAAATCTGTTTTTGTTGGTTCAAGTTTGAGGAGGGAAGAGAGCGTGATTGTTTTCTGCTCCGGCACCTTCTTGTTAAGAACCGAGGTAGGCAGAACATAAAAGTCCCAGTAGTCGAGATCAAGAATTGAAACGTCACGTGTACGAGCAGTAAAGACGCAGAACACATATAAATCACTGTTACGCATAGCCATAGAGGCGTAGGTAGCTCCATCCCAGGCAAATTTCTTTGCAATGTCGAAGCTAATCTGCGAGAACACATCTTCCGGAGTCCACGCCTGCAGATAGGCAGACGACTTGACCTCGATCCGGAGACCGGAAGGAGAAGTAAGGTCGAACGGTAGCCAGTCGGCACGTGCGACGTCTTTTGTTTCCAAGGCAGAGTGTACGAGAAATTCGGCAAGCACTCCACGGTGGGTATTGTTGAGCAGATCAGAATACGCCCAACGCCAAAAATCCTGCAGCATGATAGAAGTACCGGAACCATGCAGGGTAAATGGTTCATTGCCGTTTAGTTGTTCCATGGTTTCCTCCGTATCTTTCCAGGAGCGTCCATAGGACACGCTTATCGTCGCTGGAAGCGATGGAATACAAGGACACGAGCATTTTATCGTCCGGGACATTATGCCGTCCAAGAAGGTAATCTACGGACACATCGAGGGCATCAGCCAGTAGCACGACATTATCGACGGTCGGTGTTCGCAGTCCATTGAGGTAGCGTGAGATTGTAGCGGCAGTCACACCGGAAAGAGCGGCAAGGTCGTTACCGTTCAAATGGTGTTCCTGCATACAATGCGAAAGACGCTCTGAGAATTTGTTAATATCCATAGGCGTAACCGGAGATACCGGTACCACGTATGGAACAGTCTAAAAGTTTCTTGCACTCAGAGTCCGTAAGCGGACCGTATGAGTGAACCAATCCGAACAACTGCAGGTCAGTGAGCATAAGCCGGTGCTGCAGGTGCCGGATCTTTGCTACGACACCGTAGGAGCGGTTCCTGGTGCCGCGATTGCAACTGTCACAAAAAGAGGAGAGATAAAGAAGTAATGCAGCGGCATCGTTCCCGGACCTCTCCTCATTGCGTGCCAGCTCAAAGTATTTGTTATTCATAGGCACATCTCCTCAGTACCGGCCGTAAAGTCGGTACCATTCTAAACTGATAATCTTTTTTCTTTGTCGAGGTATTTCTGAGACTCTGTATAGGCTTTCAGAAATCCCTTGAGTTCCCCGATAAACTCAAATTGTTTGTTCTGTGGCAATGCCCGGTACAATTCGAGAAGTTCGTCCTCTTCTGCAGTGGTGAGCTTGCGGGCAGGAGCCTCTTCGCCGGTCAATAGGTAATGAACTGACACGCCCAGGAAGTCTGCAATCGGTTTGATGTATTTCGCTGGCGGGTCGCTATTGCGAGTTTTCCAGGTAGACATCGTAGATGTCCGAATGCCGAGACGGTCGCACAAATCAGTAGCCTTTTTGTCCGTTTTTTCAAGGGTTTCAGTGATTCTTTCGATGATTTCCATAGGCAACCTCCGTGGTAAAAATAATACGCAAATAAGAGTAAAAACATTTACAAACTCGCAGATACGTGCTATAATAAATATATGAAATACAAAACAACTCAAAGTTGCGAGCCGAGAGATTGTGCTTGTATTTCGTGCGTCTGTTTGCGAGTTTGTAAAGAGGTTTACTTACATTATAGCACGCAAATCAGAAAAGATAAATAGTTTTTACACAAATGCGAGAAAGGAGTGAAACGCAAGCATGAAGCAGGAAACATCACAGTGGGGCAAAGCTGTTAAAAAAGCAGTAATCGACCACGATATGACATTGAAGCAGCTGGCCGAAAAAATCGGTTACAGCAATGCGACTGTTTCCCAGGTAGTCAACGGCAGATATTCCAATTCAAGTTACAAGGTAATCGCTGAGAAGATCAACGAAGTGCTAGGAACGGAAGGACTGCCGGAGAGAACCGAAACACCGTCCGATGAATGGTGTCAGACAGTGAAGGTGGAACTGGTAAAACAGAGCATGACCGTCAATGAGCTGGCGAAGCAGCTGGATGTCTCCAGGGATCGGCTGTCACTGGTAATTAACGGCAAGATGATGAACGAAGCAATCGTAAGCGGGGTGAATAACCTGCTCGGAATCAACCTGGTCGCTGTTCCAGCTGATAAGTAAATTATAGCGGAAGGGTAGGTAACAAGAAATGGGAAGAGGCCCTACAAACGAGAACACAAATATGTATTTCCAGGCCAGGAAAAAGGCGGCAACATACAACGAGAGACTATGGAGCCGTGAAGGAGCTGCAGAACTGTTGGGAATATCGGTTTCAACATTGGCAGATTATGAGCTTGGCAATACGAAGGTTGTCCCGGTGGACAAGGTGGTGCTTATGGCTGACCTCTACAATGCCCCGGAATTGATTACTGGGTACTGTATGCGAGAATGCCCGGTACACGGATTCCTACCACTGGCAACCGAAGAGAAAAGTTTAGAAGGAATTGCATTAAGGCTTTTGCAGAACTTCAATGAGGATTCATTGAAGAATATGCGAGACAGTCTGATCGAGATAACTGCAGATGGAAAAATCACAAAGGATGAATTACCAGCCTTGGAAAAAATCGTTGGGCAGCTCGAAAAGATGGCAGAGGTAATAAGCGAAATGAAAATTGCCGGAGAGAAGTATTTGAACGGCAAGTAAGCCGGAGCAACGCCGGAAAGGAGTTCAGAATTGAAGAAAGCAAGTAAGCGAAGAATATTGTTTGCGGCAAGAATGGCAACGATGGTCGGAGCTGCCTGTTTTGCAGTCAGTGGCATTTCAGAAACGCTCGGGCAGGAGAAAGAAAAAAGCCGGCCGGTCTACATAGCCACAGAGGAAGTGGCAGAGACGACGTATACGCCGGAAGTTGAAGAGGCAACACAGCCAACGGAGACAGCAAAGGCAGTTGAGACAGAAGAACCGTTGATTGCAAGTATGGATTGGGACAAGGACGATTCCTACCTGCTATGTAAGATAGCGATGGCCGAAGCTGAGAGCGAAGGTGTGAAAGGAAAGGCACTGGTTATGCTGGTAGTCCTCAACAGGGTTTGGAGCAATGAGTTCCCGGACACAATCGAGGAAGTGATTTTTCAGAAGAACCAGTTCAGTCCAGTTGCAAACGGAAGATACGATGCAGTAGAGCCGGACGAGGAGTGTTACGAAGCATTGAAGCTGATCCAGGTAGACCATTGGAACGAAAGCCAGGATGCTTTGTATTTTGAGAGCAAGAGCGACAGTAAGTGGCACAGCGAGAATTTGGAATTTCTTTTCAAGTACGGCAAGCACTACTTCTATAAGTGAAAGGAACAGGTGGTATGAGAAGATTTAGAAAGAAAGTCAGAAGATTTGTGAGACTGTATTGGTTTTGGGTAAGCCTGGGACTGGTCCTCACAAAAGTATCGGTTGAAGCAGCGTACATCGAGAGAGGATATAAAGCCTACGGCAGCGAGTGGCTGGTTTTACCAGTGGTGATGATCGTCGGATATTTTGTAAATGAGGCGAGAATGTACCTGCCGGACTTCATCGAAGAATGGAGAGAGGAGAAAACCTATGAGCGAAGAGTTGCAGAAAATCGTAGACGAGTACAGAGAGAAAGAAATTCACATCTCAGATGAAGAGGCTGAGCAAATCTTATGGTTGTGCAACCGGAAGATGGATATATGCAAGATTGAGAACAGAGAGGAATACCTGCCGTTGTTATTCAAGGACGAGGTTAAGAACTATCTGTTCAGATGCTCGGTAAATGCTACGACGTTTTTGAGAAGATTGGAGGCAGAAGGAATATGTGTGCAGAATGCGGTATGAACCCATGCCATCCAAGATGCCCGAACGCACCGGAGCCGGTACCGGTTCACGAATGTGTGAAATGCGGGTATGGAATCCTGGCAGGAGATAAGTTTTGGGATTCTCCGGAAGGGAAGATTTGTGAAGAATGCGTGGATGATATGAGCGCAGAAGAAATATTAAAGTTGTGTGGCGAAAGTCTCACGGAAGCAGAAAAGGAGGAAAGGTAGTATGGCAGAACAGAATGCAGTGGCAACACAGCAGGGAACGCAGTTAAGTGTAGCAGCGCAGGTTAAGAGCATGATTTCCCAGGATGCAGTAAAGAAGAAATTTACGGAAGTCTTAGGGCAGAAAGCACCGCAGTTTTTGGCATCTATTACGAATGTGGTTGCTGGATCAGCACAGTTAAAGAAATGCCCGGCAACAACGATCATGAGTGCGGCGTTTGTGGCAGCAACCTACGATTTGCCGATTGACAGCAATTTAGGGTTTGCGGCAATCGTGCCTTACAACAACAATAAGTACAATCCGCAGACGAAACAATGGGAGAAACATCCGGAAGCACAGTTTCAGATGATGTATAAGGGATTTATCCAGTTGGCGATCCGCTCAGGATCTTATGAAAAAATGAACTGCTCTGTTGTTTATAAGGATGAGCTGGTTTCATACAATCCGATCACAGGAGAGGTTGAGTTTGTGAAAGATTTTTCAAAATGCACGCAGAGAGCCGAAGGAAAATCGGAAAATATTGCCGGTTATTATGCCTGCTTTAAGTTATTAACCGGTTTCAGAAAAGAACTGTTTATGACAACAGCAGAAGTAGATAACCATGCCCGCAAGTATTCGACGGCGTATAGATACGACTTGGAAAACAACAAGAAGGGCAGCAAGTGGACGACAGATTTTGAGGCAATGGCATTAAAGACGGTTATTAAGATGCTTCTTAGCAAGTGGGGTATGTTGTCAGTGGATATGCAGAGAGCAATCCAGGACGATCAGAAAGTTTACGGCGAGGATGGCGATGGAAGTTACGGTGACAACCAGCCGGACATCGTAGAGGCGCAGGACCCGTTTGATAAGATCGAGCAGAAAGAAGAGGAACAGCAGATTGGTGGCTTAGATTTGGAAGAGGTTGAATAGGAGGAAGAAGAATGCAGCTGACATCAGAAAATTATTATAGCCAGGAGGCTAACCAGGAGTACATGAGCGTATCGGGGTATAAGGATTTTGCCGGAACCTACGGTAAGATGCCTTGTGAGTTCTATGGAATGGAGAAACTTAACGGACGCTGGCAGGATGAAAAGAGTACAGCGTTGCTGGTAGGAAGCTATGTAGACAGTTATTTTGAGGGAAGCCTGGATCAGTTCAAGAAGGACAATCCGGAAATCTTCACTCAGAAGGGAGAGTTAAAGGCAAACTTCAAGCAGGCAGAGGAGATCATCGCCCGTATCGAGCGAGACGAATACTTCATGAAGTATATGAGCGGTCAGAAGCAGGTCATTATGACAGGAGAACTGTTCGGGGCGAAGTGGAAGATCAAGATGGACTCATACATTCCGGGAGTGGCTATCGTTGATTTGAAGGTCATGGCATCCATTACAGATTTGAAGTGGGTAAAAGACATCGGCTACCTCGATTTTGTCCGTTACTGGGGTTACGACATCCAGGGTGCGGTCTACCAGGAAATCGTGAGACAGAATACCGGCGAGAAGCTGCCGTTCTTCATTGCAGGAGCAACGAAGCAGACAGAGCCGGACATCCGCATTATCCACGTAACAGACAACTATCTGCAGGAAGCGTTGCACATGGTAGAGATGAATATGCCGAGAATCCTCAGAGTTAAGAATGGAGAGGTTGAGCCGGACAGATGCGAATTGTGCGATTGCTGCAGACACAACAGAGTCTTAAAGAAGCCGATCTCGATTATGGACTTAACAGCAGGCATTTAAGGAGATAGGCGGTGACTGAATGGCAGACAACAGAAAGTATTACTACCTAAAGCTGAAAGAGGACTTTTTCGACACGGACGAGATGAAGATTTTAGAGAGCATGAAGGACGGATATTTATACAGTAATATCCTGCTGAAACTCTATCTGAAAAGCCTGAGCAATTCCGGCAGGTTGATGTATAGAAATGTGATTCCGTACACGCCGGAAATCCTGGCAACTTTGACAGGGCACCAGGTAGGCACCGTCGAGAAAGCGTTGGATGTATTCAAGAAGCTGGATTTAATCGAGATGCTCGATAACGGAGCAATCTACATGATGGATATTCAGAACTTCATCGGCCAGTCGTCCAGTGAGGCTGACAGGCAGAGAGAATATTACAACCGCATGAAGGCCGAGAAGGAAGCACTGGCAGGAGAAAGCACAGAAACGCCGGAACTTCCGGAGCCGAAAGAACCGGTACTGCCTGCAGAACAGAAGTCAAACAAGGCGATTGGTAATTACACCACGGATTTCGAGGAACTGTGGGAGGCATACCCGAGGAAGGTTGATAAAGGGCAGGCATACAAGAAGTATAAGGCCCGCCTGGAAGATGGCTTCTCCCACGAGCAGTTGTATAAAGCGGTAAAGAACTATGCGGCACAGTGTAAGAAGCAGAGAACAGAGACAATGTACATAAAGCATGGCAAGACATTCTTAGGAGAGTCAACGCCGTTCCTGGACTATCTGCCAAAGGACAAGCCGGCACAGAGCGAAGCAGAGTACGACGACAACGAGAATCCGTTCGGAAGGAGTGAGTGACGATGAATTTGGATTTGCAGAAGGTTTTACCTGCAGAAGCATTCGAGACAGAGCAGAATGAGGGCGACTACATCGGAAAAGACGGACTGCTTTACTGCGGAGTCTGCAGAACCAAAAAGCAGACCAGGTTGCCAGCGTCGGATTTTACCGGCGGCAGGGAGATAATTGTTCCATGTATCTGTAAGTGCAAGGTTGAGGAGAACAAACGCAAGGAAGAGGAAGAAAAGAAGAGACAGGAAATGCAGCGTTTGGAAAGATTGAAAGCCAGCAGCCTTATGGACGCCAAGCTGAAAGCGGCAAGGCTGGACGGATACCAGGTGGACGGAGACAATCAGAAAATCTACAACCTCGCAGGCAATTACGTGAAAAGGTTTGACGAAATGTATGAGAAACGCCAAGGGTTGTTGTTTTGGGGGACGGTCGGAACCGGGAAGAGTTACACGGCCGCCTGCATTGCGAATGAGTTGCTGAATCAGATGATCCCGGTGGTTATGACATCATTCGTGAAGATACTGCAGAACATCCAGGGCAACCCAGACGAGGAAGAAAGAATAATGGCGGGACTGAATGCGGCAAAGCTGTTGATTATCGACGACCTGGGAGCAGAGAGAAGTACCGATTATGCGTTAGAGAAGGTGTACAACATCATCGACAGCAGGTATTTATCCGGAAAGCCGTTGATCCTCACTACGAATATGACATTGAAGGATATGCAGGAGTCAGAGGACATCCGATACAGACGTATCTATGACAGAATATTTGAGATGTGCTTTCCGGTAAGGTTTGCAGGCAGAAGTTGGAGAGAAAAGGCGGCGTCGAAGAGGTTCGATGCCATGAAGAATTTAATGGAGGAATGACAGCATGGGATTGATTAAGGTGGCAGAAATCAGCATTGACAAGCTGGAAGATCGCAAGACGGTTACGGCAATCCTGCACGAGAACGGTTATACCGTCGGGCCAGGAAAGAGAAAAAAGACAGAGACCGGAAAGCAGTTAGATTACTACTTGAAGGTGTATGTGGAGGAAGGCACAGATAAGTCAGAACTCTACAAAGCAACAAGCGGAAAAACGAAGGTGACAGCCAAGAAGGTGACGGATAAGATGTCGGCCGAGATTGGCGACAAGGCATAGGAGGCAGAAAGTGGATGAAGATATGAAGCAGATTCGTTTCACAATACCAGGACAGCCATTCGGGAAACAGAGACCGAAGTTTTCAAGAGCTGGGGCGTATGTTAAGACGTACACCCCGAAAGAGACCACCAGTTATGAAAACCTGGTGAAGCTGTTTTACAACGAAGCAGCCAAAGGAAAGATGTTTCCGGAAGGGGCAATGCTGGATGTAAGGATAATTGCATATTACGAAATTCCGAAGTCCACCAGCAAGAAGAAGCGCAGGGAAATGTTGGAACACAGGATCAGACCAACCAAGAAGCCGGACTGGGATAATATCGGCAAGATTGTTTGCGACAGTCTAAACCTGGTAGCGTACCACGATGATTCGGCAGTCGTGGATGCACAGGTAAGGAAGTTTTACTCAGAAACGCCGAGGGTTGATGTGATGATAAAGGTCGTAGGACCGGATCAAATTTAGGAGGTAGACAATGGCAGGAAGAAAGAAAACTGAAACAGTGGAAGCAGAAGTTGTTGAGACAGCGGTAGTACCGGCAGGGAAAATGGAGTTCAGACTGATTAACCCGACAGAGGATGGTTTCCTCAGACGCATTCAGTGGAACAAGGAAGAGTTGGAGGCTGCAGTAAGAGCCAAGATTGCTGGTTACGAGAATGTGGTTTACACAGAGGAAAACATTAAGGCAGCGAAGAATGACAGGGCAGAGCTGAACAAGCTCATTAAGGCTATTGAGGAGAGAAGAAAGCAGGTAAAGAACATCATCAATGAGCCTTATGCAGTGTTCGAGGCAGAGTTAAAGGAAATCACGGCACTTATCAATGAGCCGGTCGCACTGATCGACCAGCAGGTAAAGGCGTTCGAGGAGAAGCAGAAGGAAGAAAAGAAAGCGGCTATCAAGGCTACCTACGATGAAAATATTGGAGATTTGGCCGAGGTATTGCCGTTTGAAAAGATTTTCGACAGCCGTTACCTTAATCAGACATATAAGTTGGCAACCGCACAGAAGGAAATCGTGGACAAGATCGACACGGTTAAGACGGATTTGGAGACTATCGACAGCCTGGATAGTAAGTATAAGCTGAATGCGAAGGATGTGTACATCAAGACCCTGGACCTCAGCAAGGCCATGGCAGAGAACAAGAGGCTGGCAGACCTGGAAGAAAAACTGGAAGCGGACAAGCGCCGTAAGGCTGAGGAAGAGGCCGAGAGAAAACGCCAGGAAGAAATCCGCAAGCAGAAGGAAGCTGAGGAGCAGGCAAAGCGTGAGGCAGAAGAAGAGGAGCGTAAAGCGGCAGAAGCTAAGAAAGCACAGGAAGCCGCCGTAGAAGTCGAACAGACAGAACCTCAGTCCGAAATTGGTAAGGTAATCGAGTCCATTGAGAGATCGGCATTCTCCCAGGCAATAGCTAGAGAGGCGCAGGCGGCACCGACAGAGCAGGCAGTTGATCCGTTCGCTCCTAAGGAAGAACCTAAGCAGGAAAAGAAGTACAGAGTACGTTTCTTTGCAGACGGAACCAAGGAACAGTTGGGAAAACTGATTGCTTTTATGAATGAGAACAATATCAAATACGGCAAGATTGCAAAGGAGAGTAAGTGATGAATGATTTTGACAAGAAATTGGATTTCGACAGCAATACCTTCGAGAATATGAAACACGATATGAATTTTGTTCTGCAGAGACTTCTTGGAAACATGATTGAGAAGCAGTCCAACGAAGGAAGTATGACAATTAAGATTGACGTTACCATGGTGAAGGAATTTATCCCGAACTACGACCCGAATATCAAGGGAGAGTCCAGGGAGATTAGCAAGCCGCAGTTCAAGCACAAGGTCACATCTGCAGTAAAGATTACCGACGAGAAAGGCGGAAATCTCAACAACGAGATGGAGATGGTTATGGATGAAGAGACCGGCTGTTATGTATTGCAGCCGATTGCGAACACCCAGCAGAGAACGATTTTCGACTCAGACTTTATGCAGGATCGGAAGCAGGAAGGCGAAGGCAACGAGGATATTATCGACGGTACATACATCGATGCAGACGTAAGACCGGCATTACCTGGACCGGCAGACGAAGAGAAGCCTGCGGAGGAAGAGGAAACAGACACCCAGCCTGCAGAGGAAGAAACACAGGCGGAAGAGAACGGTGAAGAGCCGGGAGATACACCAGCCGAGGAACCTAACGAGGAAGAGCCGGAGGATATTACCGACGACATCCTGGGCGATGCAGACACAGAAGGTTACGATTACGAAGATCCGGAGGAGTAGATATGGGACTGATGAAGCCAAGAGTGAGTAGTTATGTAGACAGAGGCAATGAATTGATTGCAAAGGGCAAGACCAAGCAGGCAATGAACCTGGTGAGCCACGGTCTGCAGTATTACTCAGAGAGGGTTATCGACAGCATATCTCCATACGCCAAGAACGATGCGGGGCTGATAGTTTTAGTCCTGCGCCACCTGGCAGATGAAGTCGAGAAGAACAACCCAGGAGCAAAGGAACTGGCGGCTGGCATGGAGAAGTGCGTAGGTAAACCTTCCTTGCAGGAAATTGAGAAAATCAAGAAATCGAATAGGAGATAATATGCTATCTGAAAAAAGAATACGTGCAATCGTCAAAGACGAACTTAAAGAACAGATAAGGAAACAAACAATCAGGATGCGAGTGCTGGCTTCCTGCAACAGAGTGGCAGAAAGGTTCGGGAATCCAACCGGTGACAGCTACTACAGTAAATCGGAAGAAATAAAAGAGGCTATAGACAAAGAGTTAAAGTATGTAGGCAAGGTGTATGGGATAGAGATAAGGTCATACATTAGCACAAGGTACACGGATATATTAGGAGCTGAATGCAAACACGACGAGTATCATTTTGAAGTCAAGGAAAAAGATACGGATAAGTGGATAGACATTGATGAATGGTAAGGAGGCAATATGAATACACCGGAGAGTGATATGGAACAGGCAAAATTTGCGAGAGAGTGGGTACGAGCGCACGCTGCAAAGAAGATGGCAAAGTATGAGAAAAAGCTGAGAAGAGCTGCAAAGGATTTCTTTGGACATCCGGTAGCAATCGCATATTTGAAGCCTGGCGTGATGTTTGAGATCAAAGGTACCGGAGAAAAGGCAAAGATTGTAGCGGACGAAGAGAAAGGATAAGCGATATGGCAAGAGGTTTCTTATACGTGTATGAGCGGATATACAAAGGAGAGACTGAGATGCAGACTGAGTTCCGGAAGATACCGGTCAACGGTAAGCGAACCTCAGTAGCAGATCAGAAGAGAGTCCGGAAGATTATCTCAGATAACGCATATAGAATAGCACAGGAATGCTCGGTGCTGGTGAGCTATCCCAAAATGAGAATTGAAGGTACTGCAGTCAACCTGGGAGATGCGAACATCATGCTCCCGGACTGCAGAATCATCAGCATTGAAGAATTGAAGAAAATTGAGCGGGGGGGGGTGAAATAGGTGCGAAGGCACAAAGAGACCGAAGAGGAAGCGGTAAAGAGGCGGCAACAAATGTATGGATGCAATGGAAAGTGTTGCGATAGAGTAATTGATCCGGAAACGGGCGAAGGCCAGTATTTCATATGTGGTGGTATAGATACCTGCGACGAAACAAGGGTAGGCGAGTTTATAGGAACGGTAGGAGCAGTACTGTTTATCGTCCTGGCACCGATCATGTTTATAGCGGGAATAGTAGCTTTGATAGTGTTTGGAATATAGGAGAGCAATAATGGAATGTGATGTAAGAAAGGAGTGATAAAATCCCATGAGGTCCCATGATCCGTTCGGGACTTGCAGGAACTGCGGGTGTCATATTATGTGGGTTAAGACAAAGGCTGGAAAGAATATGCCGGTAGACCCTACGATGATCAGCTACCGCAGGCCAGGAGCAGGAGTAAAGGCAAAGGAGAAGATAGTAACGCCGGAAGGCGAGGTCGTATGTGCTGATAAGGTATCATCCGAGAGCGCAGAAGGCTTTGGCTACATATCACACTTTGCCACCTGCAAGGCAAGAAACCGTTGAGAAAAAGAAAAGCCGCCCCTCTGACAGGAACGACTCGTGACTGAGAATATTATACTCGCAAATGCGAGAAAAGTCAAGGAGGCGACATTATGGCAACGGAGAATAAGGAGAAGGAAAAGGGCGAAGCAATCTTCCCTCTAACGCAGGAACAGATCAACCAAATAGCTGCTATCGGTGCCAAGGAAGGTGTAAGGGCATACAAGGAAGAGCAGAAGAAGGAAGAACGTAGGAGAAAGAAGGAAGATAGCAAAGTCAGAAAGACAAAGAAGCTGCTCAGCTCGTACAGAAGAATTAAGGCGACGTTATCGGATGGAGAGCAGTTCACTCCGGAGGAGCAGGCAGAACTGAGATGGAAGTTCGTTGAGGACCTTATGGGAAACACAAGAGAGATAGCAGGAAAGTCCGAGAGGACAATCAAAGATACGGAGCGCAAGCGCGAAGAAGATTTATACTGTGTGTTCCGGATAGAAAAAGCGACCGAAATGTACCGTGAGGAGTGTGAAAAGAGCGGAAGCGAAGAGGCGAAGCGCCGTTACAGAGAGTTAAGCATGATGTACCTGGACGAAAAACCTTACACGGTGCAGGAGATTTCGGAAGTAGAAAACATAAGCGATAAGACCGTCTACAAGGACATAGGAATAGCTTGTGGCATTGTGGCTATTTACTTACTGGGTGCGGATTTCTAAACGCTCCCTGTGGCTGTAAAACAACCTGGTAGAAAATGAGTAGGTTGCATAAAGAATTACCAAGTGGTAATATGCTAATTAGCCGATAACCCAAATGTCACCCCTAAAAATAGCCAGTTGTATTTCTTCCCAACGGCAGGCACGGCAGGGCGAAATCCCTGCCAGTTAGCCGAAGAGGAAATATGAACAATCGGTTAAATAAGGCTATTTCAGTATACTTAGGCAGGTCTGTATAGTATAATAAAACTATAAACAACCAGCATAAAAGGAGTGATTGAGATGGCAATTTGGATTAGCAGGTATAGCAACAAGGAATTACAGAGTGGCAAGTATTACCCGGTAGGAATAAGCATCGGAACACCGAAGTTTCCGCTGGGGTACACGCTGAGAAAGCAGTGCTACTCGTTGGCACCGAAAGGCTATATGCTGAATATGGAGCTTGACAGATTCAAGCCTGCATATTACGAGAAGTTGGAAGGTATCGGCACAGACAGAATCATCGATATGGTCGAGAAGATGAATGCGGAGGCAAGGGCAGAAGGGAAAGAACTTGTGCTTCTCTGCTACGAAGATGTGAGAGTTCCAGGAGACTGGTGCCACAGAACCGTATTCGCTGAGTGGTGGGCGGAACAGACCGGAGAACTGATTAAGGAGTTATACGATCCGTCAGAGCCGAAGGTCAAGAAGCCTGCAGCCAAGAAAGAAAACAAGGAACCTGTCAAGAAGGTAGTCGAAACTAGGAAGGAAGAACCTGGTTACGAGCAGCTGAGTTTGTTTGGTTTGGCAGGGATTTAATAATAACATCCGGAACTGGTGTAAGTAGCACGTGGCTATTCCATAGTTAAGGTTCTGTTCATCGCAGGGTTCCGGTCCAAAAACAACGGCATCGCATCCGAAAGGGTACGGTGCCTTATTTGTTATCACGGAACGTACCTCAGTACCCTTCGGGTCTGAGGCCTTTTTTGTGCAATATGCTGAGGCAGGTATCAAAAATCCCCGGGTCAGTACCAGGGAACCGCCTCAGCTTTTTGTATATATTGAACAATTTTTAGGGAAGGAGACAAGGATATGGCATTTTTTATGGATCCGGGAGCAATGTTCCTGGGGTGCTTAGGTCCGTCGGAGCAGAAGTTTCTTGTTACTCTGATAGAGACTGCAGCAAAGTCCGGATATACAAGGTTCGTTGAGCCGTGTGCCGGTACCTTTGCAATGGCGAACCTGGCAGTACAGAATGGGTTTAAGCCGGAGCAGATCGAGACCAGCGACGTCAATATGATGTCAACAGTCCTCGGATATGCGATTACCGGCCAGTCATTAGAGCCACTGGAAATCCATGCACAAGGCTTTAGTGACGAAGAGCTTCTTGACCCGGCAACAGCATTGTATGCGCAGCTGTATCTCAGAACCTCGAAGAATGCGGGCAATGATTATTTCTATCAGATACTCACAGACCTACGCCTCAGACGAGAGGAACACATCGAGAGTATCAATCGGCAGATAGAGGTAATCAAGAATCTGCTCGGTGGCATGAGCTACAGACCATTGGATATGTGGGAACATCTGAAAGAGGTGCTGGACGATCCGCACGCTTTGGTTATTGCAAACCCGCCGACCTACTTCTCCGGATATGAGAAGTTTTACGACACACAGGGCAAGATGACCTGGAAGGAACCGCCGTATGAACTGTTTGACCCGGAGACAGGACACCAGCAGTTCTACGACCTCTGCATGGATGCGAAGGCGTTGGTTATCTGCTACCAGGAGAAGAGAGTAGGCGAAGCCGTAGGATATACGATATACGCCCGATCCGGCACGAGAGCAGATTTGAATGCTTACATCACTACGAACCGGGAGGAAGAGGCAACCGCCCTGGCAAATGGCAAGAAGATAAAGCGCCCGGCAGAGAGTAAGTTACAGCCGTTAGACTGCAGTATGCTTCCGAGAGATTATGTGATCCGGGAAGATAGCAAGGTACAGGTTATCCCGATTAAGTCAGCAGAGGCTCAGTATTACAGAGAGTTATGGACTCACAATTTTGTCGGTTCATCGGCGACGTTCAACAGGGCATTGCTGATTGATGGCTATGTGGCTGGGGTATTCGGCATCTCGAAGATGGCGGCAGACAGCGTATTCGTTTGGTACGTGATGAAGGTGCCACACAAGACATACCGCCTCGGCAGGCTGTGTTATATGCTGGCGCAGAACAGAGATTTTGTAGATACACTCCTGGACAATATCGAACAGGAGAAGGTCACAAAGATGCGCACCGCAATGCTTACCAGGTACCCGGAGAACAAAGAGGTACGAGGCATCATGAAACTGGTAAACAGGGTTGAGGACAAGAAGAACGGCTACAAGCTCACGTATGAGGCTGAACTAGTAGAGGGAAGAACCGAACAGCAGACGCTTCAAGAATGGCTAAGGAGGGAAAACGAATGGCAGAAGAACAGAGCAAAGGCATCCAGCAAATCGAAGGATGCGAAGTAATCTATGATATGGGTTCCGGCTTGGTGATCGCCAAGGTTCCGTTGGATAAGGTTAAGGAGCAGGACATCAACGCCAGGATAATGAAAAACGAGATGCAGGATCAGTTGACCGCTAATATCAAGAAGCGAGGACAGCTGGAAAGCCTGCCTCTTTTTGTTTTGGTGGATGGCAAGCTGGAAATCATCAGCGGCCACCACAGAGTAAAGAGCGCACGTGCTGCAGAGATGAAGGAAATCATCGCTATTGTCGATGTGTCCGGTCTCTCACGAAGCAAGATTGCGGCAAAGCAGCTGGCACACAATGCAATTTCCGGTTTCGACGACGACAGTACGTTGAGAGAAATCGTGAAGATGATAGACGATGTGGACGATATGATTGAGTCATTCGTCGGCAAGGAGATCATGGAAGAACCGCTGGAACAGTACGACAAGATGCTGAGTCCTGCGGTTCAGTTTGATTTTAAGAATGTGACGTTTACATTCCTTCCGCACCAGGTAAAGGATATGGACGCACTGGTTAAAGATCTGGAATCAAAGGCTCCGGACATTGTGGGCGTGGCATCCTACGAGCAGTGCAAGGGATTTGTGGAGACACTTAGCAAGTATCAGAAGTTTACGGACATCCGAAACGTCGGTGCGGCTATCCACTCCATGATCGAGAACGCCGCTCAGAAGATGGACGACTGCGGTTTCACAGAGGAAGGAGAATGGACCTACCTCGCTAAACTGTTTGGCAGTAATGCGGTACCGGGTGAGTCCGCTTCCGTTATTCAGCAGGCAATCAAGAAAGCTGAGAAGGAAGGGACAATCACGAGTAAGAACAGGTGGCAACTGATCGAGTACCTATGTGCTGACTACCTCAGTGGCAGGTAGTTAATGTATGGCAGCTAAGCCAAAATACAATGCCCCTTACCACGATAACTGGGCGTGGTCTTTGGCTGCAATGGGTGCCACCAATGAAGAGATCGCCCTTGCCATGGGAGTCTCCGAACGAACCATTATGCGATGGGCCAAGGAACACGAATCATTCGGCAAGGCGCTTGGAGAAGGTAAAGGCGTATCAGATGCGAAGGTAATAAGGAGTCTCTACGAGAGAGCTACCGGCTATGAGTACGAGGAAGAGAAGAAAATCATTGAGTATGACAAGGACGGCAATGTGAAACCGGTCAAGATTGAAAAGACCAAGAAGCACGTACCGCCGGATGTCACGGCTCAGATATTTTGGTTGAAGAACCGGCAGAGAGACCGCTGGCAGGATAGACCACAGGACTATGTGGATCAGACCAGCGACAATGATGCGGAGGTTCAGATTTACCTTCCGGATAATGGGAGGGACGATTGATGAAAGAGAAAATCGTATTAGCTCCGCAGAAAGGACCGCAGGAAATGTTTTTAGCGACCTCTGCGGATATTTGCATTTATGGAGGCGCTGCAGGCGGAGGAAAAACCTTTGGACTGCTGTTAGAGCCGCTTCGGTACATGAACAATCCGGACTACAACGCAACTATTTTCCGACGTGACTACACGCAGGTAACATCTCCAGGAGGCTTATGGGATAGTTCACGAAAGATTTACCGCTACGTGAAAGGTTCCCAGCCGTTAAAGACACCAAAACTACACTGGACTTTCAAAAGAGGCGCATCGGTCAATTTCGCCCACCTCGGACGTGATGAAGATTGCGACGACTGGCAGGGTTCACAGCTCACGATGATAGGATTTGACGAGCTGACGCACTTTAGCGAGTACCAGTTCTTTTATATGCTGTCTCGAAACCGTACAGATTCCGGTGTAAAGCCGTATGTACGAGCCACCTGCAACCCGGACGCAGACTCTTGGGTTGCTGAGTTCATTTCCTGGTGGATAAACCAAGAGACTGGCTACCCGATACCGGAACGGTCGGGAGTGATCCGCTGGATGGTGCGACTGAATGAGGTTGTTACCTGGTTCGACAGTAGAGAAGAGGCAGTGCAGGGAGCTATCGAGAACGGCGTCAAGCCGGAACAGGCTGAGACGATGCCTAAGAGCGTGACGTTCATTGCAAGTACGCTGCATGACAACAAAATTCTGATGAAGAATGACCCAGGATATTTAGCAAACCTGCAGGCAATGGCTCTCGTACAAAGAGAACGACTACTGCATGGCAACTGGAAGATCAAAGCTGCCGCAGGCTTGATGTTCAAGCGAGTAAAGGTAAATATGCTGGAAGAAATACCGCCCGATGTTATCAAGTGGGCGAGAGGCTGGGACCTTGCGGCGACATCTGAGGATGAAAAGGGAGACCCGGCATACACAGCAGGCGTGCTGATCGGAAAGAGAAGAAACGGACGGTACATTGTGGCCGACGTTATCAATCGCCGGTTGAGTTCGTCCGATGTGAGAGAAATTATAAAGCAGACCTGCATAGCCGACAGGGCGAAATACGGAAGGGTAGCAACAAGGCTTCCGCAGGACCCAGGCCAGGCAGGTAAAGACCAGGCACAGAGTTTTATGAAGCTCTTGGCCGGTTTTACTGTTAAGTGCATTCAAGAGTCCGGAGACAAGGTAACGAGAGCAGAACCGTTCTCAGCACAATGGTTAGGACTTGAAGGCATGGATAAAGGCAATGTCGATGTGCTGATTGCACCGTGGAATGAAGAGTATTTCAACGAGTGTGAGAACTTCCCACAGTCCAAATTCAAGGATATGGTGGATGCAAGTTCGTCAGCATTTACGGAGTTAGAGAGTGGTGCTACATACTCAGCACCGCCTAAGGATAGCCAGTTAGGCAAGAGCAGTTATTGGAATAAGTGAGGTGAGAACAGATGGCTAACAAAGAAATCGGTCGCATAGGTCAGCGACGCTACGGAGGAACAATCTACGAAGAGTTCCTTCACGAACTGAGAGGCACACGAGGAATAGAGGTCTACCGTGAAATGTCTGAGAATGACGATGTGGTAGGTGCGATCCTCTTCGCTATCGAGATGCTGGTAAGACAGTGCGACTGGAATGTAGAGCCGGGAGGCGACACCGCAAAGGACAAAGAGGCTGCAGAGTTCGTAGAAAGCTGTATGCACGATATGCAGGACACCTGGACGGACACAATTTCGGAAATCTTATCTTTCCTCACTTACGGTTGGAGTTTCCACGAGATCGTGTATAAGCGCCGTATGGGAAATACGAAGAACCCAACCACGAAGAGTAAATACACGGATGGTTTGATTGGATGGAAGAAGTTGCCTATCAGAGCGCAGGAAACGCTCTACAGATGGGAATACGACAACGAGGACAATCTGCTGGGAATGACTCAGATGCCGCCACCGGACTTCGGAACGTACACGATACCAATGAGTAAGGCGTTGCTGTTCCGTACAAAGAGCAGGAAGAACAATCCGGAAGGGCGAAGTATTCTGAGAAATGCCTATCGATCCTGGTACTTCAAGAGGCGAATCCAGGAGATTGAAGGTATCGGCATTGAGAGAGACCTTGCAGGGCTCCCGGTAATGCACGCCCCGGAAGGTTTGGATATTTGGGATGATGCAATCGACGAGAATAAGCGCACCCGCATCGCCCTGGAAAATATGGTAAAGAGCATTCGCCGAGACGAGATGGAAGGTGTTGTACTTCCTGCAGGCTACGAGTTGGAGCTGTTAAGTTCCGGCGGTACCCGACAGTTTGACACGAATGCGATTATCAACCGCTACGATACCCGAATTGCAATGACGGTGTTAGCGGACTTTATTTTCTTAGGGCATTCAGAGACCGGTTCTTGGGCGTTGAGTTCCGATAAGACAGAGCTGTTCGCTATGGCGATTGGCGCATTCCTGGATATGATCTGCGAGACGTTCAACAGCCAGGGCATTCCGCCGCTGATTGACATTAACGGCGAGCATTTTGCAGGCATCACGGAGTACCCGAAGATGTCCCACGGCGATATTGCGGATGTGGATGTAACGAAGGTTGCAGCATTCATCAAGGATATGACCGGCATCGGAATCCTGGTACCGGACGACGGACTAGAAGATTACATTCGCCAGGTCGGACACCTGCCGGAGAGAACAACGGACGACAGGACGATAGACCAGCGGCGTAAGCAACAGGCAGAGCAGAACCAGCCACCGGAACCTGAGACAGCCGCAGGAAGCGATGAAAACGGCGAGGGCGAAGAAATCCCCGATAATGTGGTGGAAGCTGCTAAACGGCGATTAGGAAGGAGCGGTGCAAATGGCAATAAGGTTCATACGGCCAAAGCGAATACGCAAGGCAAAGACACCGGGCAGTCAAGAAGTCCTACGCAGACTTGAAGAGTACCTGCAGAACGAATGTGACGAACCAGTTGAAATCCTATGCGGGTTTTGGCAGGATCAGCAGGATGCCATCACGTACCAGGAACTCCGAAAGGCAGTAGCGGACGGAAGCCTCAGCAAAGAGACATTAGAGGCTTGGCAACAGGATTACTCAGTGCTTGTTGCCGAGAGATTACAGTCAATGTGGACGCAGGCAATAGCAGCGGGACCAACCGGGCAACCAATCCTGGACGGTCTCGCTTTTGAGTTTAACACTCAGACACCTGGCGTTCTCGACTGGATCAGTGAAAGAGGAGCTGAGTTTGTTACCCGATGCACAGAAGAACAGAAGGACGCAATAGCGGCACTCCTGGAAAAGAAAATGAGAGAGAGCCATACAGTAGATGAACTGGCAAGGCTCATTCGTCCATGCATCGGTCTGACAGAGGGTGACGCAAGAGCAAACGCCAGGTATTATGACAATATCGTGGCTACGATGCGAAAAGAGCATCCGAGAATGAAGATTGAGAGCATCCGCCGGAAGGCATTGGACGCTTCTCAGAAATATGCAGAGAAACAGCACCGGGCCAGGGCATTCACAATCGCTCAGACCGAGAGTGCTTTTGCTTATAACCGTGGAGCCGATGAAGGCATACGCCAGGCACAGGGCGAAGGGTATCTTGGAACGATGGTAAAGAGATGGAGTACATCCGGAGACGATTCGGTGTGCGACATCTGCAATGCGCTGGAAGGTACTGAGGTAGATATGGACTCCGACTTTGATTTCAAAGGAAAGGTTCTGTTTGCAGGACAACATATGTTACCACCTGCACACCCGAGATGTGCCTGCGCTATCGAGTATATCGAAGTGGCTGCACCGAGAGGAAGGAAGTGAGAAAGTGAAGAAGTTCTCTGATTTCATCAAGAAGTCTGCAGAACCGCAGAAGAAAGAGCCTGCCAGCAATGTGATTAAAGGCAGGTTTAAGATTACCAAGTCCGACGACGACAAGCACCTGGCATTTGGCTGGGCGAATGTGGCTATCCGTGCTGACGGAGAAGAGATTGAGGACTGGCAGGAGGACATCATCGAGCCGGAAGAACTGGAAAACGCAGCATACCAGTATGTATTACTCTATCGTGAAGGCGGAGAAATGCACGAAAGAGGCGGAGCCGCAGTCCTGGTTGAATCCGTGGTATTCACGGAAGAGAAAATGCAGGCAATGGGAATCCCGGCAGGCACTCTTCCGATTGGTTGGTGGATCGGCTTCAAAGTAACCGACGAGGATGTATGGGAAAAGGTTAAGGACGGCACATATCCGATGTTCTCAATCGAAGGAGAAGCTGAGAGAGTCGAAGTAGAAGATGAAAACACCTTGTAAAAATGGGGCGTATTGAGTTTTTCAGCAGTCTTAACCTTATAATTCCACATACGAGAGCGTAATAAGGGCATAGGTAGTTCACATTATGGAGACAAATCTAAGCAAAAAGAACAAATTGATAAAACAGATCAGCAAGGCATCCGATATGGTGCCCTTTTCTGATTTCCTGCTCGAATTTATGGACCGCTACGGTTTGAATAACCTGCGAGAGTCCACAGTAGAGCAGTTAGAAGAGTTTATCAGCAACAGAAACATCATTCCGTTATTAGGAGAGGCACCGCAAAGGTGTCTTTTTTAATATAAATCTTGCGGAAAGGAGGAAGCAAAGTGGCAACAAAGTTAAAAAATCTCAGAATCAGCAAGGTTGATTTTGTAGATGAAGGTGCAAATCCGGATGCTCACATTAAGCTAACAAAGAGTAAAGGCGAAAAGGGGCAGTCCACAGGAGAGAATGGCGATAAGAATGGTTTTGTCAGCCGATTGTTCGGTTTCATCGGCAAAAAGGCCGGCATGAACCAGGAAGAGATCGACAGTGCAGTAGAGGAAGTTCTGAAAGGCAACTCTGTTAGTTTCAACGAGCGTTTCAATGAAATCAAGAACAGAAAGATTGCTGATGAAATTTGGGATATATGCTACGCACTGCAGGCAAGCCTCTGTTCGATTCTGAATGACGAGGAGCTGGATAGCACCGGCGCAGCAACAGCGATGAATGAGAGCCTTGACGAGTTCACTGCAGTAGTGAAGGAAGCGATTAGCAACTGGTCCGGCGGAAAGGTAATCAACATCGTAAAGAGTGACGAGGTGACGGAGAGTGACCTGGCAATGATGAAGTCTGCGGCTGCAAGGCTGAATGACAACATCGAGAAGGCACAGACCGCCGCTGGAAAGCCTGCCGGAGAAGGAGACGATCCGGAGGTAGACGCAGAGGACAAAAAGGACCAGGGAAAAAAGAAACAGTCGAAAGGAGACAACGAAGATATGAAGATCGACAAGAGCAAAATGACCCAGGCTGAGCTTCTCATTCTCGAAGATATTGAGAAGAGATACGGCGTGGCAGACGACCCGGCTCAGACAGAGCAGACTCCGGAGGGAAAACCTGCGGTAACAAAGTCTGTTGAGAAGCCTGAGCAGAACCAGGAAACACCTGCAGATGGCGAGGACATCTACAAGGGACTCAATCCTGCTGTTAAGGCAGAAATCGAAGCACTCAGAAAATTCCGTGAGGATGCTGAGAACAGAGAACTTGAAGCCGTAGCAGGCAAGTATGAAATCATCGGCAAGAAGAAAGAGGAGCTTGTACCTATGCTCAAATCTCTCAGAGCTACCGGTGGAACTGCATACAACGATATGATCGCCGTTCTTGATGCCACCGTGGAAGCGGTCAACAAGTCCGGCGTTTTTTCCGAGGTAGGCAAGTCCGGCCACGGCTCTGTGCACGTAAGTGATGCAGAGGGCAAGATCGAAGGTATCGCCAAGAGCTATATGCAGAAAGAACCTTCCATGAGCTATACGGATGCGCTGGCTAAGGCTTGGGAAGATAACCCGGACCTTATGGACGCATACGACGCTGAGGAAGGATTTTAAGGAAGGAGGAAAAGACCATGGTAAAGAGAAACTTCAACGGCTCACAGATTAACCAGTCTGTGACAATCGCAGAGCAGGCCGGTGCTGCTATCGACGATGTGAGAAACCTCATTCTCAAATATGACGAGAATGGAGATGTAGTCGTAGCAACCGACGGCACAGCACCTATCGTAGGCATTGCAATTATTGAGGCAGGCTATAACGACATCTCCGGAGCAGAGTCCGGAAAGGTTGCAAAGGGCGACCAGGTAGATGTTCAGATTAAGGACATCGGCTACATTCTTGCTGGCGGAGCCATCAAGAAGGGCGAAGAGGTAACTGCAACCGCAGGAAAAGCAACAAAGGCAGCTGACGGAGATTATGTGATCGGCGTGGCGCTCAGCAATGCAGCTGAGAATGACTATGTTAGAGTTCAGATTTCCAAGTATCAGAAGAATGCCGCAAAATAAAGAAGGAGGAAATGGTAAATGACAAGAACAACAAAGAGCATCCAGGCAGACATTGCCAAGGGTGCTTTCAGACCACATACAGCGCTTTCCACTATGGCGCTGGCTTATTATCAGCAGGATTCAACGACCCTTGCAAAGAATATGTTCCCGGTTTGCCCGGTAGGGTTATCCTCTGACAACTATTATGTATTCGACAAAGAGGATCTGTTACGTGATAACTGGCAGAGAAAGCCTGCATACGGCAAGGTTGACACTGCAGTAATCTCTGAACACACAGAGACCTATGCTTGTACGGTAGATCAGATGATTATGGGTATCGACTCCATTCGTCAGACGGACCTTAACCGCCGCCAGGGACCTCGTACTGCGGACCCTCGCCAGCAGAGAACCAAGGTTATGGCAGCACAGGCAAACATCCACCAGGATTCGGATTTCTCCAAGTCCTTTATGAAGCAGGGAGTATGGGCGAATGAAGGACAGGGCAAGGATGATACAGCTGTTTCCGGAAATGAGTTCATTAAGTTCAGCAACGGCAACAGCGATCCTATTGCATTCTTCGATGCAAAGAAAACTGCCATGAGACAGGCAACCGGTCGTACTCCTAACAGATTAGGACTCGGTATCAACGTATTTAATGCGTTGAAGGTACACCCTGCGATCCTCGAAAGAGTGAAGTTTGGCGGTACAACCGCAAATCCTGCAAATGTTACCGAGAACGTGCTTGCACAGCTCTTCGGAGTTGACAGAATTGTTATTGATCAGACCGTGCAGAACAAAGCCGGTTTAGGCCAGGCTGCAAATATGCAGTTCATCGGCGATCCTAACTCATTCCTGTTAGCGTATGCAACAGATACACCTTCCATCGAGGAGCCTTCTGCAGGTTACATCTTCACTTGGGACATGTTAGAGAACGGCATCTTACTTCCGGTACTCAACTACCAGGGTGAGGCCGGAACACATTCTGAGTTTGTCGAGGGTCTTATGGCTTACGACATGAAGAAAACTGCAGATGATCTTGCGTTCTTCGGTTACGACGCAGTGTAAGGAGGTTTCGCCATGAGATTAATTGCAAAGAAGCCTTGCAGTTATGGCGGCAAAAAATTCTTCATCGGGGATGAAATCCCAGCAGAACTCGTGGTAAACATCGAGAGAGAAGAAAAGCTCGGCGTAATCTCAGCCGCAAATGACGAAGCAGGGGTACCGGAACAGTCCGGTGCCCTTTATTCGCAGGAGCAGGTAGATAAGATGATCGCCGATGCAGTCGCCAATGCAGACAAAGGCTTTACACAGGAGCAGGTAGATGAAATGATCCAGTCCGCAGTCGCAGAGCTTAAACCGTTCGACTCCGACAATGCCGGTTTTACCGTGACAGTCAAGGGCGAGGGCGGCAATGTGACGGCGGTTTCCTGCAGTGCAGAGGATGTTCAGTCAGTTGTCGATGTACTGCAGATGAATGCAGAGGACGGTGCAAAGGCAGTAGCCAGTGTGAAATCCGATAGCGTTCTGATTCTGCTTCACGCCTTAGACACACGTGCTACGGTCAAAAAAGCGGCTCAGAAACAGCACGACACCTTATTCTCCGCCGAAGGCAATTCAAACGAATCCGCAGGCGGTAACGCAACCACAGACAGCAATACGGAGGGAGCTGATACCTAATGTCAAAAGGTGCATACACATATGAGCCGGGAAACATCACAGAATTTGGCAAAGATCGTATGAGGTTTGAGCTTGGAGACACGATGGTAGAGGGCCTGGCAGATACGACGGCATTGACCGACGAGGAGATACAAGCAGCAATCGACGCATACCCGAAAAAGTGGAAGCGAGCAAAGCTGATGCTCCTTGAAAGTCTGTGCCGCCGCTTTGCGTATGAGGTCAACACAAAGACCGGTCCTCTCAGCCTGGATATGAACGGCAGGGCGAAACTTTGGAAAGAAGATTACGACAAGCTGAAAAAAGAGGTCCAGGCAGAATCAGTGTCAGTGCCACGGTTTGGAAATGGGGTAGATGGTCCGCCTTACTTCCATACCGGAATGCACGAAAACGAGAGGGTGTGGAACGGATGATAAATGCGAGATTTATGTATTTAAGGCCGGGAAACCTATTCAAGGATTTTGTTGTCGAGTCAAATACGCAGGTTGTAACAGCGAGCGGAAGGGTAGCAAACGCACCAAAGGGAGACGGCTCAAAGATCATCAGAGGATGTCTTGCTGAGTCCACGAAGGAACAGAAGGAATCTCATTCAACGAGAGACCGTGTTTGCACCCATACGATTGTGCAGGCAGGCAGTCCGGAGGCAAAGAAGTCCGATAAACTCATACTCGGAAATCGCACGTTTTACATTATCGACCTGGACGAGGTGGGTAGCTTGGGCATATCCACAATCTACTACGCCGAGGAAAGGAAGGATGTCAAGTGAAGCTGTGGAACGATGGAAAAGCAGGGAGTGCAGGAAGTGCCATAAGGGCAACAATCAAAGGACAGGTAGCCAAAATCAACCGACAAGTCGTAGCCAGGGGCGTTAGGGCAGTGAATGCCATGAGGAACGCAGAGCTGGAAGTGCTAAAAGGTCAGAGAAGCGGGCGAACATATCGCAAACCGCACAGCAAAGCGACCTACACAGCTTCGGCACCAGGAGAACCACCGGCAAGACGTACAGGAAATCTCCGTATGCACTGGAATGGCCAGGTAAAGAGTGAAGGCAGTACCGCTGGTGGCGGAGTCCAAATCATTGCAGAGCTGGAAAGTCAAGAGAAGTATGCTGGCTACCTTGAAAACGGAACGAAGAAAATGGCAGCAAGACCATTCGTAGACAAGATCAAGGAGAAGGCAACCCCGGAAATTGAGAAAATTTACAAGGAGCCGTATGGCTAAGGAGGCATGATATATGGCACTGGTAGTAGAACAGCCGATAGCAACCTTCGATTTGAGCGAGATTGCCAGGGGCGATTTGGTCTATGGCAAGCATCGCACATGGCCGGAAGGTAAAGCCGGATTTGTAACATCAGCCACCGAGAAGGAGCTGATCGTCCAGTATCATCCGGGTATCGGCAATGTAACTAATCACTTTCGGATTCCCATTGATGAAGCGGTAGACGCTCAGTGGGAAATCCGATATTCACACGATATGTCGGAGGTCAAGACCTACGGCATCGAAAAGCAGGACACTGAGGAAGGAGTGACAGAGTGAAGCTGGAAGAACTGATTCAGAAAAGGTTCGTCAGTACGGCAGCACTCGCAGAGAGGCTTACAACCTACAACGGTGTGCCTGCTGTTTTTAGTCCGGAAGCACCGGGCGACGAACAGGATGGGTGGGGCGGTGAAACGCAGTACCCTATGGTAACTTACAACTACGACCTGCAGGCAAACGAAGAACGAAACAGTGCCGGTAGTCTTTCGGTATCGATATTCTGTCAGAACACGACAGATGTATTCCCGGAGGACATAGCGCCTATCGTGAAGGAATGCCTGCGTGATGTGATCCTTCTTCCGGAAGGCGGTACGCCGTACTGCTTTACCTGGGCGAGAACGGATGCGTTCACTATGGGCGAGGATGCAGGAAAAGCCGGTGTTGTAATCGGCTGTGAAGTCAGATTTGACATCCTGGAATATCCGTCTATGGAGACGTCCGATCCGGACCCGGTAATGGCGGTTGATAAGTATATCAAGGAGTTGTACCAGGAATGCCTGGTTATGGGATATGACCGGATGGAGGAGATAACCGAAGCCTCAGCGGATCAGCCGGTGGTTTACTGCAGACTGATTTCATCTGAGAAGCAGGAAGAAACGAATACAGTAGCCTGGATGGACGGTAAAATTGCCGTCCATGTTTTATGCCCGGAAAGCACAGTGAGATTGAAGATGGCCGCAGATATTGCCAACCACCTGTCACTCGACGGAGAGGTAATCATGCTGGACCATTCGCCTATGTTCATCAAGAGACTACAGGTGAATTACAAATCTGACTACTTGAAGGAAGGCCAGGTATTCATCACAGGTCACTATGGATTGCTTAGGTACAAGGCTAAGCCTCACGTGCTTATGGCAGCTCATGGAAATTACAGTTAAGGAGGTAAAGCATGGCTAAGGAAACAGCAACTCCGGCACCTGCTGAAACAAAGGCAGAAAAGAAGCCGGAGAAAAAGGCCCCTGCAGAGTCCGTTTACACAGTAAGCGAGCTTGCAGGCAACGCAAGAAGCGTATTCGGCACAATGCAGGAATGCGTTGTAGCCGCTCTGAAAACTGACGGCAAAGCCGAGTACACAGTATCAGAGGCAAAGGAAATTGTAAGCAAGTTCTTACAGAAGGAGGTTAAGTAGAAATGGCAGGAACATTCATTTTAGGCGAAACTAAGGTGCGTCCTGGTACCTATTTCAACATTCAGAAGAAAGGCGGAAATGCCGCTGCTGGCGTTATGAATGGTGTTACCGCAGTAATCTTCCGTGCAGATTTCGGTCCTCTCAACGAGGCAATCGAGTTATCTGCAGAGGATGGCTACGAAGGAACATTCGGTACCGCACTTACTACGGACTCAATGAAAGAGGCAATCGCCGGTGGCGCAAAGACGATCATCGCCTGCAGAGTCGGTAACGGCGGCACTCAGGGCAGTATCAAGTTGCAGGACAACGAAAACACAGATGCAGTAAGCATCACAGCAAAATATCCCGGAGCAAAGGACTTTGTAGTAACAGTCCGTGAAAAGCTCTCAGACAGCACTCTCAAAGAGTGCATTTTTTATGCCGGTACAACAGAGTTTGAGAAGGTGGAATTTGCTGCCGGAACAGACGAAGCTAATGCCCTTGTGGATGCGCTGGCATCTTCCAAGAATTTCAAGGCAGAGGCTATCAAGTCCGGCGCCGTAACATTACAGAACGTGTCTCAGTCGCAGTTTACAAAGGGAACTGATCCGCAGGTAACGAATGGAGACTACTCCAATGCGTTTAAGCAGGTAGAAGCGTATGAGTTTAACACAATCTGCGTCGATACCGAGGATACTTCGGTACATCTGCTTCTGCAGAGCTTCATCAATCGTATTTTTGATGCGGCATCCCTTACACAGGCGGTCGTTGCTGAGAAGCACACGGTAGACCTGGAAACAAGGGAAGCACACGCTGCTTCATTCAATGACGAGAAGATGCACTACGTTCTCAATGCTCATGTGAACGAGCAAGGTACGGAGATCGACGGTTATCAGACTGCAGCACGTATTGCCGGTATGATCGGCGCAGTAGCGGCAAACTCTTCACTCACTCATACAGTAGTCAGCGGCTTCTCCGAGATCAAGGAAAAGCTGACAAACACTGAAATGATTGCTGCAGAGAAGAAAGGCTGCCTGGTACTCAGTTATAACAAGGCTAAGCAGGTGTGGATTGATAATGCGATCAATACCCTCATTACGCCGAAGGACAACCAGGACGACGGCTGGAAAAAGATTCGCCGTGTTAAGACTCGTTTCGAGCTTATCAGACGTATCAATACCACCTCTGACAACCTGGTAGGCAAGGTAGACAATGACACCAACGGCCGGGCAACTGTAATTTCTCAGCTGCAGGCAGTCGGTGACGCAATGAGAGAGGAAGGCAAGCTGGTAGCCTGCACAGTAAGCGAGAGTTCTGCTTACACAGCAGACGGAGACTCCGCATGGTTCGACATCGATGTAATCGACAAGGATTCTATGGAGCATATCTACCTCAGCTTTATTTTCCGTTTCAGCACCAATGAGTAGAAGGAGGTAAAAAGCGATGATTAGAAACGAGAGAGCCGCCGGTGATTCAAGACACGCACGTACCGGTAAGGACGGAGCGTTCTATAGCGAGGACGGAGTTTTACTTGCTACGGTTGACACATTCACGTCTAACGTAAACTGGAACAATGCAAAGTATAGCGTACTTGGAGACGCACAGGAACACGAGACAGCCAATACATTTGCTGTCAACCTCACTATGTCTCAGATTGTAGTGGAGGATGATGAGTTTATCCAGGCGCTTATGGAATCATTAGAAACACAGAATATGCCACACTGGAACTTCCAGGGCTCACTTCTCGGCCGCAATGGTTCCGAGGAACGTGTGGTTTACAAGGAGTGTATTCCTTCCGGGCAGGTAGACATTCAGAATGTCACTGTCGGCGATGTTATCAAGAGAAACTGGAACTTCTTTGTCAACAGACCGCCTAAGTTACAGTCATTACTCGGCGTAGACAGATAAGAGGTACCACATAAGAAACCAGTAGGGGAGCCGGAGCGGTTCCCCTTTATTTAATCAAAAAGAATTGGAGGACATTCAAATGGCTAAAGAATTTGTAAAAGGCGTAACAGTAGGCGAGGCAACAGCTGAGGAGAATACTCAGCCTGCAGTAAGCACAGTGGAGACAAACGAAGAGGAAACAAAGCAGGTAATCAGAGCGAATGAGGAGGACTTCATCGCAGGTCTGATTGCGGCTGCAGATTTCGCTTCCGATGAAGAGGAAACGCAGAGGATTGAGATTGTCAGAAACGGCAAGCTCGCTTTTGCATTCTCTATCAGACCTCTCGGCTCAGAGGAGTACGACAAGTGCCGTAAGAAATTTACAAAGTATGTTCGCAATAAGCAACTTGGTATCAAGATGCCGGAGGACACAGACCGTATCAAGTACCAGTCAGCAATCATCCACAAGGCGACTATCGCAGAGGATAGAGAGAAGTTATGGGACAACAAGAAGGTATGGCAGGCGCTTGAAAGCAAAGGATTTCAGATTATGTCCGGCCTGGATGTAATCGAGTACACACTTAAAGCTGGCGAGAAAGACCGCATTATTGATGCGATCGACACCCTCAGCGGCTACGAGAGCAACATTGAGGAAGTAGCAAAAAACTAATTGAAGCCGGGGGCAAGATGTGCTTGCTACATCACATATTCCAAAAGACAGGAATAACCCCCGATGAATTTTACGAGAAACCGAAAGGCGTGCAGGCATTCATGCTTGCGTCTATGCGGATAACCCTAGAATCACAGAAAGGAGGTAATGACGGTGGCGGAAACACTTAGAATCGAAATTCCTATTGAGACGGTTGATAATACCGATCCGGGAGTCTCCAATGCTACGAAGAAATTCGAGAAGATGGAACGAGCGGCCAATAGTGCGAATAGTTCAGCCAAGAAAGCGAGCGACACAGTTTCCAAGTTTGACAAGCAAGCTCAGAAAACCGAGAAGAGCCTAGCAAGCTGGGCGAAAGAAAAGTACGAAGTCCTGCTTGAAGCAAAGGAACGGATCAGTCCGGTACTCTCTACGCTGGGTAATGGGCTAAGGAGTTTTGCAGGGAAAACGTGGAGCGTTACAATGCGAGCGATTGACCTCATAACCTCCCCGGTTCGAGGGATCATAAACCTGTTGAAGAATCCGATCTTCCAAGTCGGAGCGGTCCTGGGAGTCAGTATCGGTCTGAAAGACACGATAGAGACATACAAGGACTTCGAGGCCGCAATGTCACAGGTCCAGGCTATAAGCGGAGCCACCAGCACAGAGCTTGTCAAACTGACGAATAAGGCAAAGGAAATGGGTGCAACCACGAAATTCACAGCCGAAGAGTCAGCACAGGCGTTTAACTACATGGCAATGGCTGGATGGAAAACCGACGATATGCTGAACGGTATCGAAGGCATTCTCAGCTTGGCGGCAGCTTCCGGAGAAGATTTGGCAACGACATCCGATATTGTTACGGATGCACTTACGGCGTTCAACATGAAAGCCGGTGATGCCGGACATTTCTCAGATGTTTTGGCGGCGGCTGCATCAAATGCGAACACGACAGTCTCCGGAATGGGCGAGACTTTCAAATATGCAGGCTCTATGGCAGGATCACTCAGTTACTCCATAGAAGATGTTGCCCTTATGACAGGCTTAATGGCGAATACTGGAATTAAGGGGACAATGGCCGGTACGGCACTCAACTCAATATTCACGAGATTATCGACGAACACCAATGGAGCGGCTGATGCTATGAAAGACTTAGGCATCAGCTTTTTTGATTCCAACGGGCAGGCCAGGGATTTATCTGATGTGATGGGTGAGTTAAGGACGGCTACGGCAGGTATGACGGCCGAGCAGAAGTCAAACCTGGCAAATACAATCGCAGGAACACAGGCACAGAAAGGTTTGCTTGCTATCTTGAACGCCTCAGAAGAGGACTATAATAAGTTGGCAGATGCCATCAACAATGCAGACGGAGCAGCAGCGAATATGTCTGAAACGATGATGGATAACCTGCAGGGTTCTATCACATTGCTGCAGAGTGCAGTAGACGGAGTGAAAATCTCATTTGGTGAGAGGTTATCTCCATACGTGAGAAGCCTGGCAGATTGGCTTACCGATCAGATGCCAGCGGTTGAATCCGGTCTTGATGAAATGATGGACTGGGTAGATACAAAGGTGGACCGCATGAAGAAGAAATTCCATGACTTAACAGAGTCAGAAGAATGGAAAAACGCAGATTTTCTCGGCAAGGTGAAACTGAGCTGGGATGAATTTATTGCTGATCCGTTCAAGGAGTGGTGGGACACCAAAGGAAAGGCAAAATTTGCTGATTTCGCCGGAGACATCGGAAAAGGCATCGGTAGCGGAATTAAGATCGGCGTTATGACAATGCTCGGTATTGACATCTCGGAAACATTCGACGAGGGAACCAGCATCGGAGCGTCGTTCGCTAAAGGATTCTCAGAGGGATTTGATTTCGATGCCGTGTCTGCGAAGTTAATGGATGGACTCGGTAATTTAGTATCAAATGCGGGCAAACTGCTTCCGGGCGGTAAGTCTGCAGATTTGTCGTCTGTATTCTCAGCGGTATTGCTCGGTAAGATTGCCAGTCCGTTTATCAGTCTTGGCAAGGGAGCAATCAGCCTGGGGAAAGCAGGAAAGACGGTATTAGGTTCGGGAACCGGAGAGATGGGACTTGGGACAGCGATGCTTGGTTCGTCCGCAATGGGTACCGGACTTCTCGGAAAGTCAGCAATGCTGGCAATCAACCTCGGAGCAGGAAACCTGGCCGGGGGAGCATCACTAAGCGCAGGAGCTTTATCTGCAGTCGGAATGGGTGCAGGAGCAGGAGCGATTGCCGGTGGTGCAACACTCGTAAGTAGTGCAATGGATTTGTATAAATCTATCAAGTCCGATAATAAGGATGAGAAAGCCGCTTACGGTGGTTCAGCCGCTTGGAAAGCAGGCGGTGTAGCAGCTGGTGCGGCGGCCGGTGCAGCACTTGGTTCTGTAATTCCTGGTCTTGGTACAGCGGTCGGTGCTTTAATCGGTGCCGGTGTCGGAGGTATCGCAGGATGGATCAAGGGCAACAAGGTCAAAGAAGAGTACCAGGATAATGTTGAAGAAATGCAGAAGGAAGCTGAGAAAGCTCAGAAGATTTTCCAGGCAACCGGTTTGTCAATCGAAGATGTACGATTTCAGAATAAGGCTCTGCAGGATGCTATGAACGATAGCGAGGTTTCTGCGGAGCAGTTTTCAGCTATGTTCCAGGAAGAGTGCGAAAATGTGGCAAAGAATGCTTTCGGAAAGATCAAGTTATCCCTGGAAGAGGTCAAGAGTATTGCGAGTGATATTACATTCGGTGATATGACGGACGGACTAAACACCTTCACAACTGCAACCAGTGACACACAGCAGGCACTTAGTGACCTGCAAACATCAGTATCGACCTTGAAAAAGGAAAACTGGAAAGTCAGCTTAGGAATGAAACTGGACGAACTGCAGAAGGACGATTACAAGAGTGCAATCGAAAACTTCATCAGCGATAGCCAGTCCTATATTGACAACAACCATTACGAGGCGACAGTCGCTTTGAAACTGCTTACTGGAACCGACGCAGATACCAGCGGTCTCGACAGCTACTACGGCAGCATGAAGAAACAGCTGGACGATTTGGGAAAAGAACTCAGCGGAAAAGTGGATATTGCCTTAGAGGATAGTGTTATCAGTCTTGACGAGTCTGCAGAAATTCAGAGCTTGCAGGATCAGATTTCTGCTATCACAGGAAAGATTTCACAGGCCAGGACGGATGCGGAATTTGACACATTGAAGATTAAGTATTCCGGCGCAGAGCTGGATATGGATAGTTTCAATGCTTTGCAGGAAGAGCTGCAGACGCAGGTAAGTAATGCGTCGGATCAGTACGAGCAGGCACTTACGCTCACGCTCACAAATCTGAACCTGCAGCTGGCAGACGGAGCTATCACGCAGGAAGAGTACGATGCGGCCGTGAAAGAGGCGACCGATGGCTACTACGCCCAGCTGAATGAGATTAACGCAAGAGTATCTTCGTTCAACTTGGAAACGATTGCCGAGGCGTGGGACTCCTCACTTCAAGGCTATATGCCGGAGATTGAGGGAAGCACGAAGGAGAAGCTGGAAACAGCTTTGAACAATGCGTTGCTGGCACACCCGGACGTACAGACTTGGACTGCAGCTGATGTGGCAAGCTGGATGGGATTAGACAAGCTCAATCTCGATACGGCAGTTCAGACGGACATTGCGACTCAGATTTTACAGACGGCACTTGCGGTACCGGATGGCACCAAAGAGAAGATTATGCAGGATTTCAAAGATTCTGTACCGACTGCAGAGGAAATCAAGGAAGCAATCGACTGGGATTCAATGACTAATGAGGACTGGACGGAACTCATGGAGTCTATCATAGGTCCGACAGAAGGCGAGTCAATCGGCTTGAATACAGAGGATCTGAAAAAGAAGATGTCGGACTACTACGGCGAGTATTTCGAGAGTGTCAAGACGTCCTATTCGGAAGCACTTCACAATGCCCTGGAGAACAGCGGCAGTGAAGAAACACTCAGCACATTTATGCAACAGTATATGCAGGATCAGATGGCCGATTTTGATTTTTCGACGGTCATGGAGAATTACGGTCCTATCTCGAACGAGTATTTCGCTACGTTGCAGTCAGAGTGGCAGACAGCCGGCACAAACCTCGGAACATCTCTTAACACGGGAGCGTCAACGAGTCTTACCAATGGCTCAGCAGGGCTGAGGACCAGTCTGCAGACCTCTCTCAATACAGCAACGGCAAGTCCGTTCAGCATCAGTCCGACGGTAAACGTAACACCGAAGTACAACCTGCTGACGCTGCCGTCAATTCCAACAACGACATCAACACCAGCGAAACACGCTGCAGGTGGTCGAGTTGGTGGCGGTCCTCAGCTGTCATGGTTGGCAGAGGAAGGCTGGGACGAGTTTGTTATCCCGACAAACCCAAGCCGGAGGACAAGAGCGCTTGAATTATATGAGCAGGCAGGCGAAGCACTCGGCGTTTCTAAACACGCAGAGGGCGGTCGTATAGAAGGCTCAAATTTGAGCGATATGGTATCAGACCATAATTTATTCACTGAGGCGACAAGAAACGCATCCTATGACCATAACGACACCACAGAAGGTAATTATGAGGACAACTCAGCAGAAACATTTGCTCCGGTAAGTTCAGAGGTTTCGGCCTCTACACCACAGACTGGTCCGATCAGTGTAAATGTTGCAGTTAGTCCGAATTTCCAAATTGAGGCGAAGGAAGGTCAGAGCGAGGAAGATATTGTTGCCGTAGTCAGAAGGCACTTAGGCGAAATTGCAGACGAACTCGGCGGAAACATCGCCGACAAGTTAAGCGAAGTATTCGCCAATATGCCGGTAACAAGCACGAAAGGAGCGTAGGCAATGGATATTAAACTAATTCCGGTGGAAAAGGGTTCAAAGTTTACGTTCCCGGCTCTACCCGAAAAGGTGCAGGGCAAATATGCAGCCAAGTACCAAAGTTTTGACATCATCTCCCTGGGTACCGTAAAGGTACCTAAGGGGACAGATGTTTCAGAGTTTTCGTGGGATGGTGTATTTTTCGGAGCGTCAAAGAAGAATGAGGCAATCGTCAAGACGAATGCCTGGAAAAGTCCAAATGAGTGTGTAAAAATTCTGAATGACTATATGTTGAATGAGACAGTGCTTACATTGATCGTAACGGAAACGTGGATAAACGTGGATGTTACGATTTCTTCATTTCAGCCGAGACCGGTTGGAGCGTATGGCAATGTCGAGTATTCCATTACGTTTGTTCAGAAGAAACCGCTGAAAATCTACAGCACAAATGAATTGAAAATTGCGGCGTTCGTAAAAAAAACGAAGCCGAGAGCCAGTTCTTCATCGAGCGGAGGTAACTACACAGTTGTCTCCGGAGATACGCTGTGGGGCATCGCTTCAAAGAAACTGGGAAGCGGTACCAAGTGGACGGCAATTTACGATGCAAACAAGGATACGATAGAGTCCACGGCAAAGAAGCACGGAAAGAGCAGTTCGGATCACGGTCATTGGATATGGCCGGGAGAAGTTCTGACAATCCCGGGATAGGAGGCCGCTATGATTGATTTGGCGAAAATCCAGTACCGGGTCGTGGTTATGGACGAAAACAAGAACCAGTACAACATCAAGGAGTACATCGAAAACCTCGGATGGGAAGAGAACGACGGCGAGTTATCCGTCAGAACCTCATTTGTGGCGAAGAATGATAAGACATCCAAGGGTTACCTGTCGAAGATAATCAAGCCAGGGTGCCTGGTCGGAGTATTCGCAACAGACGGTGCTTCCCAGGACGAGGAAGTAGCACGAGGGTACGTGGAAACGTGGAATCCGGTTGAAAAGAGCGGAGGACATACGCTGAAATGTACCTGCTACGACGAGCTTTACAAGCTGCAGAAGAGCCAGGACAACAGATATTTCCCTTCCGGAACCGGCACAAAGTCGGCGATAGAAGGGATTCTTGATGATTGGGAGATACCGCAGGGATCATATCAAGGCCCGAATGCTTCACACGGCAAAACGGTGGAGAACAATAAGTATCTGTCAGACATCATCATCAATTTGCTGGACGATGCAGCAAAAAAAGGCGAAGAGCAGTGCTTTGTGCAGGCCAGGAAAGGTAAGACATCCGTTATTCCGAGAGGAAGCAATAAGACGGTGTATGTATTCCGGATAGATAACACGCAGATGTTCAGTCAGAGCATAAGCACAGCAGATATGATTACTAGGGTCAAGGTTGTAGGGAAGGCAGACGATGATGGAAGAACCAGTGTTGAAGCCACGGTAAACGGCGAGACAAAGTATGGTATCCGTCAGAGAATTTATACGAGAGGTAAGGATGAAAGCCTTGCGGACGCCAAATCTGCAGCACAGGAAATCTTAGACGACGAAGGAAAAATCAAAAAGGAGATTAAAGTACAGTCTCCGGACGTTCCGTTTGTCCGAAAAGGCGACCTGGTGTATGTAATGAGTGAGCTGGCCCAGTCGTATTACTACGTGAAAGGCATCCAGCACACGGCAGACACCTACAGCATGACAATGGATTTGGAACTTGCAGAGCCAAAGAAAGAAAAGGCAAGCTCCGAGAAAAAGAAAGATTACAATGTGGGCGACATCGTGAATTTCCATGGTGGAACCCATTATGTGAGCAGCTACCCAGGCTCAAAAGGCTATAACGCCAGGGCAGGAAAAGCAAAGATTACGATTAAGAACGGTTCCGGGAAAGCACACCCTTGGCATCTGATCCATACGGACAGTGGAAGCAACGTGTATGGGTGGGTTGACGACGGGACTTTTGATTAAAGGCAGGTGATACAGATGGATCAATTTGACGGACACCCAGGGACAGCAAAACTGGCACAGGTGTTAGATAGGCGAACCTCGCAGAAAACAGAGTCTCCGTTGACTTTGGACTTTGGAGAAATCCAGGCGAACGGAAGTTTGAAAACGAACACATTCCCGGTGCCGATTCCGAAGGGAGACTATACGATCTGCAGACTGGCTGCAGGATTGACGCTCGGTACATCTAAAGCCGGAAACCCACTTCATAGCCACAGCGTAACGATACCGGCGGTGAAAGCAGGGGATCGAGTGCTGGTTGCCTGGATTCAGAGTGAAGCAGTTGTAATTGATGTGATTGAGAAATCATAAAGGAGGCGAGGCAAATGTCACAGCCACTATTTCCGGTTGTTGAGGTACCGGATTTTATCTCGGAGGACAGCCAGTACGATACTCAGTACAAAAGGAGTATGAAGTGGGACCCGGAACGGGGAGACTTCGTGAGAGATGGGGCACACCGGATCAAGGAATGCGACGGCAAAGAAGCCTTCGCCATTTGGTGTTTTAAGATCGCACAGACAGAGCGGTACCGCTGTTTGGCGTACCCCGATTCAATCGGTACCGAGATGGAACGTGCCATGGATAACGACGACGAAAAAACCGTTGAGTCTATGGTGGAAAGAACAATCGCAGATGCAATTATGGTGAATCCCCGGGCAGAAAATGTCCGGGATTTTCAATTTACTTGGGAAGGCGATCAGATGCACGTAACCTTCAAGGTAAAGGGCAGCAACTGGGATGAAGAAATAGAGATTAGCTTGTAAAGGAGGTGGAGAGTATGCAGCCGGAATTTAACAGACCGGAGTTCCTGGAAGGAAACTCGGCAGAGGAAATTCACGAGCGAATGATGAACAACCTGCCGGACGACATCGACGATATGCCGGGCGGTTTTCCATATGATATGACGATGCCTGCAGCATTGGAAAAAGACGAAATTATCAATTTCCATATCGTAAGGGCACTGATGATTGCGTTTCCGGAATATGCCTGGGATGAATGGTTAGACCTCCACGGTCGCCAGGTACATCTCACAAGACACGAAGCGGAACCGGCTTTTGGATATGTGAAAATCACAGCTGCAGAAGGAACCGAGATTTTATCCGGGACGGTATTCTGTACGGCGGCAACCGAAACCGGCCCGTCGATTGAGTATGCTACCACAGAGGATGCGGTTGTTGGAAACGAAGGATCAGTGCTTATACCGGTATCAGCGGTTGAAGCAGGCACAGGTTCTAACGTAGCGGCGAATACGGTCGTGTTGATGATGGTACCCGATAAGAATGTGACCGAGATTAACAATCCGGAGCCTATCCGTGGCGGCACCGAAAGAGAGACAGACGATGATTTTTACGACAGGATCGCTGCAGAGTACGACAACAGTATGACCTACCTGGGGAATGATACGGACTATAAGAGATGGGCGAAACAGGCGGGAGCAGGAGATGCAATAGTTATTTCTACGTGGAACGGTCCCGGTACAGTGAAGCTGGTGCTGGTAGACGGAAACGGAAAACCGGCCAATGCGAAGCTAGTGCAGGATGTGTATAACTACATCGTTTCTCCGAATGATAGGTCAGCAAGATTGCTTCCTACTGGAACAGCAGAACTGACTTGTGCGGCAGCCACAACGGTTGCCGTAAATTATGTTATTGCAGGACTCAGCTACGATGAAACAACCGGCATCGAGCAAATTAAGGCGGACTTTACGGAAGCCGTGAGAGCGGTCTATGCACAGGCGAAAACCGAAGGAGTTCTGAGGTACAACGATGTAAGACCGTTGATTTCTGCAATCGCAGGAGTCGAGGACTTTGAAACATTCACGATGAATGGGAAAATGCAGAACATCACTCTGAAAAGCGAGGAGTACCCGGACACCGGTACCCTTAATTTTAGTTAGGGGGTGTAAATGTGGAAAGGTTTGATTTAGAGAATTTCCCGGTCAGCGAGAGTGCAAAGAACATGATTGCCTCAGTTTCAGATGGCTTTTACGACAATTCCTATGTCGGAAAGTGGCTGTATGAGGTCATGGGCCAGGAATACGACACGGCAAGAGAAATAGCTGAGGATATTCTAAACCAGCTGTTTCCGGAAACTGCCACATGGGGACTGATGTACCACGAGATTAAGTGGGGACTGCCGGTGCGAGAAAATCTTCCATACGAGGAGAGGCGACAGCTGATTTACCGGAAGAGAGACTACCGGGCGCCGATGACACCGTATCGGATGGAAGGGTACTTAAAAACCGCTACCGGATTTGATGTACGAATTGCAGACATCAACGATCCGGGAGATTATGGTTTTGTGGCGCCACACCCGAATGTGTTCAAAGCATACTTTATGGGCGAAGGGACACTTGCATCAAAGCGAGCGAGAGCTATGCTGAATGAGCTGAAACAGTCACACACGATGTTTACGATGAATGACCGAACCGAGATTGTATCAGACAATCGGAACTTAGAGGAGATGAATCTGAAAAAGATAATCTTCCATATCGCAGAGTCATTTTGGTATAGCGATCTGCTGGATGGAAGAAAACCGCTGGACGGTTCCAGCCTTCTCTATCCGTATATGAGATACAATCTGATGCTTGGTTTTAAGTATATGCTCGGTGGATTTACAACCCCGACAGACGCAGACCTGCAGAAGGTAAAATTCAGAGCAGAACAGAAAACAGAAAATGATGTCAAGGCAGGAGCAATCCGGATCGCCTCGGACATCATTTTTTGGAATACGCACCTATTGGATGGTTCGTGGGATTTGGACGGCTCACATAGGCTTGATGTCACACGAGGCTATAAACTGGGCGTTGCAATCGTTGCAATGGTTGCCTGCGCCTACAACAAGGTCACAGACTCAATGAAAGTAAGAAGTACATACGGCTTACGGTCAAGTTCGGATGCTAGGGCGGCGATCCGTTCGGAGTTTGAGGCTGATTTTTGGAACACTGTCTATTTGGACGGAAAGCTGCTACTCGACGGCAACGCTATGTTGGAGTACAGAGGCGGCAATAAACGACTTGAAGCTGCAGTTACGCATCACATGGGAATCGAAAGAGAAGGTATGGATGTGGAGGCACAGGTCATTACCAAAACAAGGAATTACTGGTTTTTTGATGGCAGCAATACGCTGGACGGAAAGAAGAACCTTAATTCAATCTATAGAAAGGAGTATATCCAATGAGTACAGAAAAGAGCAAAAACGTGGTGATCACGAAGAAAGCCAGGGAGAACCTGGTTAAGGCACGTGCCGGAGCCATTACGCTTCCGAAGATTATCGGTATGGCGTTTGGCGAAGGCGGTGTAAGCAGTTCCGGTACGGTCATTGCGCCGACGGAATCTCAGTCTAAGCTCAATAAGGAATTGTTCCGCAAAGCCATTGACGGTTACACATTCCCGAATGATACAACCTGCAGATACGAATGTACCCTTGCAGAGAGTGAACTTGCCGGAAAAGAGATCAGCGAGATCGGGTTGTATGACACCAACGGCGACATTGTGTGCATCAAGACCTTTACCAGGAAGGGAAAGGATGATGATGTAGAGCAGACATACGTGCTTGACGACATCTTCTAAGCCAGGAAGGAGGCAAAACGTGAAAGATTACACAGTAAAAAGCGAGACTGCGGTATTCTCTGACACTATGAAGATTACCGAAACGACAGACTCGAACCATGCGAGCAATATCAATGCAGGACCTATGTGTGCATTTGAAAATACTATTGCAAATCGCAGGGACATCACAAAAATTCAAAACGCTAAAGCGCAGCTGGCGTTCGATGAATCGGACGGCGGCTTAAATATTATCATCAAGGAGGGTTAAAAATGTCTGACAATGTAATCAATATTCCGAGAGAATCGACGATGAAAGCTCTCATGGAAATGCAGAAAATGGCTGTGGCAGGTGGTGCAAACCCTGGTGCAGCCGACCTTTGCTATAAGTACATGGTTGCACAGTGTACCAGCAAAGAGCAGGTTGACAATCTTTTCATCGAATGGTGGAAATCACAGTACGACGCAAGCAAATTCACAAAGGTAGAAATGCTGGAAAGATGGTTCGGCAGAGTCCTCGAGGACGACAGAGTGCATGGTGTCACATTCCCACTGTTCGCAACCAGCTCTACAGCCATCGGAGAATTAACTGACGACAGCGTTGGCTTGAAATGCGTTCCATCTACCGCAAAGACGCAGGGGCAGGATGACTTTGCACATCTTCCTCAGTTTTGGTGCCTGGAAGTATCTGCAGAGAAGAAAACAGACGGAAGCCACGAGATTTTCTATGTTGAGCATATCGATGATATTAAAGACGTTCGCTCCGGCGAACATCTTTGCTGGGTATTACAGAAAAATACCTACACGAAAGAGTGGGACGAGGACGGATACCGTTACTTAAAAATGAAATGCCACCAGTCAACCGGTTACGAATTATGGCCGGAAGGAAGAGATCGTACCGGTAGAGTTTATGCGTATGCAGCGAGACCTAAGTATTATGCAGGAATCGGCGCAAGTGGAAAAATTACCTGCGGAACCGGCTTAGCTCCGTTAAACTGGACTTCTCATACTGCAGGTGTTACCAAATGGAGAGACAGAGGAACACAGTATAGTGGAGCGAGCGGAAAGACGATCAAGTTCCTTGACCGTATGATGCGTCTTAAATATGCAAGAAAAGGCAACTCCGGAACAATCGAAGGCTGCTCTAGTTATAACTACCAGTACACGGCTGCATATTCTGAGGAAGGCGTTGAAAGAGTCCTTTTGACACCCGAGCAGGCGGCAAATTTATTTGTTGGAAGCAGCGTTCAGATCGGCATTCAGAGTGGCACAGATAGAAATACTGCGAGCAACTATTCCGTCTGCAGAAACAAGCTCATTACTGCAATCAAGGACGTTGAAATCGGCGGCACCAAATACTCCGCAGTTTATGTGGATAACGGTGGTACCACATTCGATACAACAGCCGGAAGCACATATTTAAGCACCGATCCTTACTGGTCCGGTTGGAATGATGATGTACTTGGAACTGACGGAAGCAAGTACAATTACACCAACGGAAAAGAGCCGGGTATGCTGCAGAAAATCGAGTTTATGAACGGCTCATATTTAATCATTAGCGATGAATTATGGCAGTGGAGCACCGATGAAAACGGAGACTATAACTTTGACTGCTTTGTTTGCGAAGATCAGTCCAAAGTAAGCGGAACAGCAATTACCGAGGATTACAAAAAGCTGACAGCCTTAACGATGGTCATTCCGAAAGGTACAACAGGAAAGTGGACTTACATCGAAGATACCGCCATTTCAGATGTTGAGTGGCCTCTTGGTATCGACGCAAGCGGTAGCGGCGTCGGCTGTAAGGCTGGCTTCGGCTGCTTTCCCGCCGCGTCCGGGGTCCGCGCCGGTTGGTGCTGGGGCAGCTTGAGCGGCGGTGGCATTGCGGGTCTCGCGTGCCGTAGCTCGCACAGTTCCGTCGGCGGTGCGTACTGGTACGGCTCTGTCGGTTCACCTGGACTGGCTGGGTAAAGCAGGGTGAATTGCCTGTAAGGCAAGAGGGGCGGCAGGCCCCACTAAGATATTAACTGTTGCAAGAGTTAATAAAATGGGTTGTATGGTGTGACAGAGGCTGGCTTCAACTGCAATCCCGCCGCGTCCGGGGTCCGCGCCGGTTGGTGCTGGGGCAACTTGAACAACGGTGGCAATGCGGGTCTCGCGTGCCGTAACTCGAACAATTCCGTCGGCGATGCGAACTGGAACGGCTCTGTCGGTTCAACTGGTTAGAGAGTATATCATTCATTGCACCATACAGCACACGCTTATGTGCGAAAATTATTTGAAACCAGCGGCGGCTAGTAGCGAAAGCGAACGTCGCCGGTAATAACCAGATGATATACACGAAAGGAAAGCAATTATGAAAACATACTGCAAACCTGCGAAGGTAGATGTGGAAAACACAGAATTTAATATACCTGCAGTTCGCAAGGCATTTGATGGGAAGTACAAAAGAAGAGATTTTCAGAGATTGCTTCTGAACACAGGCCTGGTGACCGAACAGGAACTTGCACAAGAGTTCCTTGACGGTACAAAGCAAAAAATATACACAGCTACGGATGCAATAGCAGAAGAATTAACACGGCGCATCAGAAACAGAGATTTGAAATTGCGCCCAATTCGCCAGTTCCAGCGAGAAGATGGACTGACTCACAAGCTCAGAAATATATGCCAGGAATATCCGGATCAGCAGATAATGGAATACATAGCGGTTTACTCATTAGAGGAATTGTTCCATGCGAAGTTACTGCCGATTCAATACGGAAGCATTCCAGGAAGAGGGCAGCTGGCAGGCAAACGGAAAATCGAAAGGATTTTAAGGCGTAAGTTTACCGGAAGGCTGGATGTGGTCAAGTGTGATATTCACAAGGCATATCCGTCCGTAACAGTAGAGTGTGTTATGAACTTGCTAAAAAGAGATATTGGCAAGAATAAAGTTTTAATTTGGTACCTGGGTGCTCTTATGGAAAATTACCCAGGAGAGCATCTTTGTATAGGCGGGTATCTTCCGTCGTGGCTCTTTAACTATGTTATGAGCTATGTTTTGAGATACCTGTTGAGCCTGAGTCAGTCAAGAAGAGGGGCACAGACCAAAATGGTAAAAGCTATCGTTTGCTATGCAGACGATTTTACAGTTTATGGCTACTTCTCACAGCTGACGAAAGCGCTCAAAAAAGCTACGAGATGGAGTAAATCAACGCTGGGATTGGACGTAAAGCCGGCCTGGCAGATATACCACATTTCATCATTCGAGGAAGAGAAAGAATTTCACAGAATGAGACAAGGCGGAAGCCATAAAAGGACGCAGGGCGTAGATATGATGGGGTTCGTTGTACGAAGAACGTACACCATTATCAGAAGCAGGGTGTTTAAGCGTATCCGGAGACAGTTTTTGAGAGCTGCCGCCGATTTGGAACGCTTAGGATATATCCCCTGGTGGCGAGCCTGCAGAATTATGGCGTACAAAGGGTGGATAAAGTACAGCAACAGCCAGGGTTGCTCCATTAAGTACAATATGCAGAATTTATTTAAGATTGCCGCACAAAGCGTATCACGCTACGGCAGAAAGGAGTATGTCAAGTATGAACAAAGAATGTTACTCATTGCAGCCGCCTAAGATCGAGGTGTTTCCTATTCACGGCGGTACGGACATCATTCTGAGAAAGAACATCAAGAAAACCACCAAGGAGCCTATGGAAGAGGGCGGAGAGTCAACTACCGTTTATGAGTGCGACGAGGTGCAGATCAGACACAAGGGCACAGTTACCAAAACAGAGGTGAATAACAACTTCGAGTATTGGTGGACCATCGGAGAAGGCGGTACCGAGGAAGATGCCGCCGACAAAGAGGCGGAAGCAGCCGGTGAGCCTACCATCATCGAGCGTTTGGAAGCCGTAGAGTCTGCAATTATTGAGTTGGCGGAGGTGATCGTAAATGGCTAAATTTTACTACACGCAGATTAAGCTCGGAAATATGACTATCGACGAGGTGCCGACCAGGTGGAGAGCGTCCGTTGATAAGATGTTAAAGGCAGAGTAAGACGAAGGGCAGGTATGTATGCAGCATAAAAGAATCCCATACGCCGAGTTTTACGACTACGGCAGATTGGAAAAAGCGGCACACGACCTGCACTGGGAAGAGACAGAGGAAAATGAAATCCTTCTAATCAACCTGCATAACAATTTGGTATGGCATCTGTACCGGTTCGACGAGGACCCACGTGCGGATGCCATTCTTTATGCAGTAATAGAGGCCATTTTGGGTGAAAAGGCGGCAGATATTACGAACGTACCGCGGGAACTACGGTGTGGTTGGAAAGGAGGTAAAAGAGCCAATGTCTTTGAATGAAATTCTTGCAAGTGGTGGAGCCCTACTGCTGTTCTTGACGCTGGTGCAGATCACACCCATCAAGGTAAATCCGTGGTCTGCAGTTGGAAAGATTATTGGAAACGGCATGAGAGCCATCGGAAAGTCGATGAATAAGGACGTTATGGATAAGCTGGAATCAGTGCAGAAAGAGTTAAAAGACCTGGGAGAAAAGCACAACAAGCTCGAAAGGCGCATGGATAAAGACGATGCGGACGAATGCCGCACAAGAATCCTGCGATTTGCCGACGAGTTGAGAAGGGATGTCAAACATTCCGAAGAGTTTTTCAATCAGATTTTAGATGATATTTCACACTACAAGCTTTACTGCTCCGATCATCCGGAGTACAAGAACGACAAGGCGGTTAATGCGATTGCCAAGATAGAAAAGGTGTATCAGAAGTGCATGGATGAAGATTCATTTTTGTAGGAGGTAACTGGTAAATGGGATTAAAAAAGAAAGAGCGCCACCCGCTCAGAAAAATTAAAGAGCTATTCAGTAAAGTAGGCACCCTTAATCTGATTTTGATTATTGTGGGTGCTTTTTTTGTGTGGTTCAACTGGCAGATGCTTTGCATCTATCGTGAGTATGCGTCCATTCCGGAGACATACGCCTGCGCCGTGATTGCGGCCACAATCGGAGAGTGCGGAATCTGCGGGTGGATCAGAACTAACAAAGACAAGAACAGAGATCATAAATGGGAGATTGAAGATAAGAAAAACTCCCAGGGCAAAGTAGAAAGCGAGGAAAATGCAAATGGATGAACTGCTTTTTGAGATTGTAAAAATTGTGGTTATGGTAGTGGCACTGCTTATCGCAAGATACCTAGTGCCGTGGTTGAGACAGAAAATTGGAGCCGAGAAGGTAGCAGAGATTTCCATGTGGGCCAAGCAGGCAGTCCTTATGGCAGAGCAGGTTTATAAGGACTGGAAAGGCCAAGACAAGAAAGCGTTTGTTACTGAGTATTTGAAGAAAATTCTTAAGGCAAAGAATATTTCTCTGACGGACGAGCAGTTGAATATCTTAATCGAAGCTGCAGTCAAGCAGATGAAAATGCAGGAAAATTCCGGAATACTGATCGAGGCAACAGACGAGGTAACGAACCAGTAAGGAGGCGGTATTGTGGCTTTGAAAGGTTCGACTACAGAAGAGAAAATTTGGAATTACCTGGTGGGTAATGGATTGAGCGAATATGGCGCAGCTGGACTTATGGGTAATCTTTACGCAGAGTCCGGCCTGAGTCCGACAAACCTACAAAACAGCTACGAGAAAAAGCTGGGTTATACGGACGATACCTACACGACATCGGTTGACAACGGAGATTATCAGAACTTCGTGAGAGACAGCGCCGGGTATGGATTGGCGCAGTGGACGTTTTGGAGCAGAAAACAGAATTTGCTTACATTTGTCCGCGCCAGGAATAAATCAATCGGAGACTTGGAGACACAGCTTGCATTCCTCATTGAGGAAATGAAGCAGTCGTACAGTTCCGTATATCAGAAATTAAGGACTGCAGGAGACGTATTGGGAGCGTCAAATGCGGTCCTTTTGCAGTTCGAGAGACCTGCAGACCAAAGCGTTGCAGTTCAGAAGAAACGCGCCGCTTATGGTCAGAAATATTACGAGATGATGTGTAAAGGAGGAAAAGGTATGAGCAATTCAAGTTTAGTTACCTGTATAGTAAAGAGTCCGAACCATAGTGGTGCAAGGACTCATGCAATCGACCGCATTACGCCTCACTGCGTAGTAGGCCAGTTATCTGCATCTTCCATTGGAGGATGCTTTACAAGTCCCGACGTAAAGGCAAGCTGTAATTATGGAATCGGAACAGAGGGCGGCATTTGTTTAGTAGTAGACGAGTGTAACCGTTCTTGGTGTTCCAGCTCAGGAGCGAACGATCAGAGAGCGGTCACAATCGAGTGTGCTTCTGATAAAGCCGAACCGTATGCGTTTAACAGCACGGTTTACAATAAACTGATCGAGTTATGCGCCGACATCTGCAGGAGAAACGGCAAGAATAAGTTGGTATGGATCAGCGATAAAAATAAAGCGCTTGCATATAACCCGGCAGGTAATGAGATGCTGCTTACCGTTCACAGATGGTTTGCCAACAAATCTTGCCCTGGTAATTGGATGTACGGCCGCATGGGAGAACTGGCGCAGAAAGTAAATGAAAAACTCGGAAGCGCTGGCGGCAACACTGGCGGAAGTTCCGGGAGCAAGAACGATTTGCCTGCAGCACCTTTTACGGTGAAGGTGTTGATTGGTGATTTGAATTATCGCTCAGAGCCGTCAATGAGCGGGGCGGTCAAAGGTCAGACCGGCAAGGGAGTATTTACAATCTCTGAGGTTAAGGACGGATGGGGCAAGCTGAAATCCGGCGCAGGATGGATTTATTTAGAGAATCCGGAATACTGCACGGTTCTCGGCAAGATTGCATCCACACCGGCTCAGACGAGTTCGAGCTATATGGTAAGAATTACAACGAGCGTGTTAAACGTCAGAAAAGGCCCTGGCACCAATTATGGCATTACCACCAAGGTAAAAAAGGGCGAGGTTTACACTATCGTAGCCGAAGAGAAGAACGGCAACACAACCTGGGGCAAGCTGAAATCCGGCGCAGGATATATCAGCCTGGGTTATACAGAAAGAGTGTAGGAGGAAACGGTGGCATTATGAAAAACTATATCGGCGTGAAAATTGTAAAAGCTGAGCCGAAGGAGAAGAACGGAGTACCTGGGTACGCCGTGAAATATCCGGATGGTTATGTATCATGGAGTCCGAAGGAAACCTTTGAGAAGGCATACCGGGAACTGGACTGCCAGGATTTCATCAACTCAGCAGAGTAAGCAAGGGAGCCTATGATCCGCAGGGGTTGTAGGCTCTTTTTTTATTGCAGAAAAGCGGAACAAGACTGCATGTAAAATCAATATACAAAATAACCAAAATAAGACCGGGTATTTTGACGAAAAGTTCCCGAGACATGATAGGCGATTTTAGTACCTATCCTATGCCTAAAGACTAAAAGCCGGTATTGAACCGTGTACGAAGTCATAGTTCTATATGTTTTCAGAGGCGTAATTATCCACATTATCCACACGCATTTGTGGATAAAATACGCTTTTGAGAGTACGCAAATGAGCATATATTATTCTGTCTCTAATATCTATTATCTAATCTCTAATATCTAGTAAAGAATCCTTGTAGAAACCTTAGAAGAAATTATGTAAGAAATCTTACAATGCACCAGGCAACCATGCGGGTTTGCGGTCCTCGCAAATGAAAATGCGGAGCAATACACTAGTTGGTGTTGATGATCCGGAAATTACAGAAGCTGACGCAAGTGCGAAAATTGTTTGGCAAAAACTCGGAAAATAGAAGTATATCTATTGACAAATACGCAAATGCGAGTTATAATATAACCATAATCAAACAAAACAATTTGATTAAATCCGAAGGAAGGAGGAATTACCAGTTGGGTAAGAAAGGTAGGAAGAAAGACTTTTCTACAAAGGAAAAGGAACTACTTGAAATCGAAAACCTTAAATTACAGAAGAGAGAAAAGCAGGCCAGCATAATCTCCACCATAGTAATCATGATTGTGTCAGTGATTACGGCAATTCTGAAATGGTTAGGTTTGATTGATTAAGTAGTTCCCTTAACGGTCGGGAGGCAGCAACACCGCCTCTCAACTGTTAAGTCTATCATAAAGGAGGCTGATTTGGCAATGAAGAAATGGAGACAGTTCCTACAGTCGGTGTTGTTCATCAACTTTATGGTCGGCATATACGACGGTATGAGAGCGAAGAATTTGGTAGCAATTTTGATAAATGGAGTAGTGGTACTGGCACTGATCGCCGGAGAAAAGGAAGAGAGGTAAACGATATGAAGTGGGACGTAAAACACGATAGAGCAAAGAAGGTATTAAATCATTTCCTGGATAATGCAGGATATTGGACCGAGACAGAGAGCTTGACAGAAGGACTTACAGAGGACGAAATCCAGGAAGTAAGCGCAGAGGTAGCGACGATGATTCAGAGCATCACAAAGAGATACAAGCTGGACGTTATGCTTCCTGCAGAGCCGGTAGTCAAGGAAGAACCGGTGTCCGAAGAGAAAGCCGAGGAACCGGTGTCTGAGGAACCTGCAGAAGAGGCCAAGGAAGAAAAGCCGGTCGAAAAGCCGAAGAGACGTGGCAGAAAGCCGAAGAAAGAGGAGGTTGCGTAGGATGGCATACGAGAGAAAGACAATCGACACCTGGGAACTGCAGTTAAATTACGGGTACGGCTGGGAGTACACCTTGACCGAATACACAAGGAAAGAGGCAAGGGAGAGATTGAAAGAATACAGAGAGAACCAGCCGCAGTACCCGGCACGACTGGTTAAGAAGAGAGTTAGAAAGGAGGCGATTGCGTGAGCGCAGTAACAAAGCTGACAGCAGAGCAGATTGAGAACCTGGCAAAGGAGATTCGAGAGTTTCTGCTAGAGCATGGGTTATGGCAGGACGTTGATATTTACTTCAACGGAAAGAAGTACACGAGTTACGATCCGGAGAACGGAGAATATTATTACAACGACAGGGAGCATCTGATCGAAGTGGTAGACCAGCCGGAGAGACATTTTGAATATGTTAATCCGGAACACATTCTTAGCATGAGTTTTGAAGGACCGGTATGCGAGATGCTGTACTACGGCATCCTTCCTTCGGTCAGAAGAGAATTTGACAAGATATTCGAGAGATACGGTTTGTACTATGAGTTCGGGCATCACTGGAATTTCAGTTGCTATTACATTTGAGAAAGGAGCAGGCACAATGAATATCGGAGTGGAAGTATTAAAGGAAAGCGTAATCAGAGTGCAGTCACAGTTAAACGACTGGATGGATTGCGTGTTTATTGTAAGCAAAGATGATGAAGAGAAGGCGAGAGAGGTATTAAAGAAAGCCTGGGACAGTTTTTGGGAAGATGGAGACGGTTGGTGCTACGGTAATTACCTGGAAGATAAGCTGGTAAATGCCGGTATTGCATTCGATGCGTACTACGCAGATGCGGAGGAATAAGGGCATGGAAGAATACAAGGACATATCGAGAGGCTTGAAAATGCTTCTCGATAAGGCAGAAGAAATGGGGTGGAACTGGGAAGCCTACATTGAGCCGGACAACAGAAGAACCTATGTTGAAATCGGGCAGTCGTCACCTGCGGGCGAAGATTTCTCAATGGTGATTGATTTCGATGAAGAGAACCAGGCAGATAGTTTCAAGGACAGCCTGGAATCCTACTACGAAGATTTCGACATCGACGAGCATATTGAAATGTGGATAGAAGCCAAGAGAAGCGGAACGAGTGGAGTTCCTTCCACAAGGGAGCTTGTAAAGGATGCAGAAGCCATTGACGGTATGATATTGGAACTGTCGCAGGCCTTGCAGAAAGTAAACATCCCGGTACTGGTTGGTAGTTACACGCCGCCGGATGAAAATGGAGAAGGCGAGAAGATCGTCCGTGAGTTCTACGGACAAGGACATATCTTCAAAGACGAAGATGCGTTTTACCACAGACCGGATGATCCGTGCTACATCCCGGAATTATCCGATACGGTGTACACGAGAAACAGCATCCTGCAGGAGTGCAACCAGCAGGACGATTTGGCAGAGGAAGTTTTCGAGGCACTGGACTGGCAGCACGTAAGCAGCCTGCTGGAAGATTGGCAGAGAAATGGGGAGCTAGATACCTGCAAAGAATGCGGGAAGATGTTTAACTGCTACAGAGCAACAAAGTGTCCGTACTGCGGGGCAGATTATGAAGGAGGCGATGAATAATGGGTTACACCTGGTTAGGAATGCGAAAGCTGACCTGGGAAGAAGTTCTGCAGAGACACGAGAAGGGCGAACTGGCCGGATGTTTCAGACTGTACGACGACAACAGCGAGGCTATGATCGACAGAGGCTATGACTTTGCAGGCGACATCCTGGCACACCACAAGAAAGGCGGTGAGTTCGGAGAAGATATTGACACAGTAGACCTGGAACTGGCAGACGGAAAGAAAATAACAGCACCGGCGGTCGTGGATGTATCGGCACTCGGATGTATGGATGAGCTGGAATATGAGTTGTGGCACGTGATCGAGGACTACATGGTTCAGTTCGGTATCAGAACGCAGGACGACGAACCGGACTGGGCGACAGTCAAGGCGGTGCAGGAAAGCATTTTAACAGCGTTTATAGACGCAGGCGTGAATTTTAAGTTTGGATATGAAGAAAGAGTTGCGCAAGCAATAAAACAAGCGAGAAAGGACGAAGAGAAGGTATGAGAAGTGCAAAAGAAATTACGGAGTCATTGGAAATCGCAAAGGGATTATGCGAAGGAAAAACAAACGAGAGCTGGAATGCTAGAAAAGCCGGCAGAGTTATGGCAGAACTGATTGCACATTTCAAGAAAAAAGAGATAGAGGAGCAGTACGACAGGGTTCAGATTATTGCGACGGTTGTTATATCTAAAGAGGACATAGACGACATCATGGTGTCAGCACTGGAAGGTGGAATTACTTACTGGGTTGATAAAGTAGAGCCAAGGTGTGGGATAGAGTTTAATTTTGCAAGCGATGTTATCTCAAAAGGCGGTTCAATCCTCATTCACGATAACGAGGAAGATGCGACGTATGAATTAACAAAGGTGAAACTCCTGCAGGGAATTAGAGTGTATGCAGAACAGCCTAAGAGCAGTGATATTTTCGAGGTGATCGATCATGAATTACATATTGATTGCGGTATGGTAGATGCGGAGGTTGCGGATGCAATCATTCAGTACGCTTTGTTTGGAGAAATAATTTACGGTTAGGAGGCGAGACTATGGCAGCATTAGTGGTATTTACGTTCTTGGTAATCGTTGGAGTTGGAAACAGAAAGTAGGTGTAAGCGGTGAGTAAAGGAATAGTGACAGACTATCCGGAAATCTGTTTCATCTGCGGCAGACCGTCGGAAGCTGAGCATCATTTGGTGTTCGGTACCGCCGGTAGAGAGCTGAGCGAGAAGGACGGATTGAAAGTGCCGGTATGTAACAACTGTCACAATATGGGAGAAATCCTAATGAGAATACACGGAAACCCGATGGCGGAAAGAATGTCAAAGATTATCGGACAGCTGGCCTGGGAAAAAGAATACGCCCTGCAGAAGGCAGACGAATTTGCACGAATAATCGATGCGGATCGGGAAGAAGGCGAAGTAAAGCAGATTATTCATAAGGGCGGCAGGGAGACCTTCCGAAAGAGGTACGGCTGCTCGTATTTGTAGAAAGGAGCGGATCAGATGTTAGGCGGAGGACCATACGAAGCGACCACCTGCCCGGAATGCGGCAGTACGATGTGGAACGGTAGGTGCGAAAATCCGGATTGCAAGTATCACTGGCACCCGGAAGAAGAGGAGGATGCAGAATGAATACAGAATTAGTAAGAGCAGTGTTTGACTGTGGAATAGATGATTTGAGACTATTAGATGATGCGGAATGCGATATGTATGCAGTGATAGGTAGAATGCGAGAAGAAAGCATTGAACTGACAATGAACAACATCATCCGGCAAGTGTTTGAAGAAGGCAGATATATTCTTACCAAGGCGAGAGAGGAAAAGATAGCCAGCTTGCCAGCAGAGCCGATGGCAGAGGCGGACTTTGAGCTAAGAAGAAACTTGGGAAGGCTGAACCCGGAACAGGATTTCAGTTTTTGGATAAATCTGCAGGACACCAATTTTAGGGGCAAGTCTGAATTGAAGGAGTTATATGAATCAATGTTCGCAGAAGAGTTGGAGCAGTGCGAAAATCTGACCGGATATCCGATTGAATGGTAGGTGATGATATGACATATAGAGAAAATGCGGCGGTACTGGAAACGTACCTGCATAATATCCGGAACATTGAAGAGATGCCACCTGGCCCGGCAGAGTTGGATGCACTGGATGTAGCAGTGGAGGCTATGAAAGCTGCGGTCGAGAATGTAGAGTACGGAGCATTTGCCTGGGACAAGCAGAGAGGTATGTTTGTTCAGATAGGCAGACCAGTACCAGTAAAGCAGTTGTGTTTGAACCGGTACCAGGAAAGAGTAAGAAACGGAGAGATACCGAGCTGGATTGATCCGGAGAAGTTCAAGATTTTGGAGAGAACGGTCGCAGAGATTGCAGGCGACTGGAAGGAGGCAGAGGATGAATAAAACAGTAAATTTATTTGTGTTAGCTGGATGCTGGGAATGTCCGGACGACATTGGAGTAACTGTGGTTGCGATTTCCAGTGACGAGAAACAGCTGATTGATAGACTGGATCAGATAGCAGGCACCCAGGCAAAGGAGTATGTGAGCATTGAAGGTAGCATTCTGATGGAAGAGCATACAGACACTAGGTACGAAATCAGCGGAGGTATCAGCGGCAACGCAAGGTTCTACATCACGGAAGAGCCTGCAGTAATCAACGAGGCACTTATGGGCGAGATCAGCAGAGCAATGAGTAAGAACGACAGAACAGAGGATGTAAAGAATTATCTGCAGGGGTTGTTTGAAAACGGAAACCTGGATGAAGAAAAATATGAGGAACTGGTAGACAGCGAAGAGTTCCTACAGAAGGCAGTCGAATTATTCGATAAGATGGAGGATTGCAACACGCCGTTCAATACAACGATGGAGTTGGCGGTAGGCGAAGCAAGGAAGGAGATGGCAATATGAAGAATACATTAGGAGACTTGAATAACCACCTGTTCGCTCAGCTGGAAAAGCTGGGAGACGATGATCTGACAGGAGAAGAGCTGGAAAGCGAGTTGAAGAGAACTGATGCTATATGCGACATTAGCGAGCAGATCATCAAAAACGGAGAACTGCAGTACAAGGCAATGAAGCACATGGACGAGTACGGGTACGAAAGACAGAAGGCGGTTCCGGAAATGCTCGAAGTTCATGCTGGGGGGGGGCGAACCATAAATGAGAGGCTGGCCCGAAGAAGTGATTGCCTGGCTGCGTGAGAATGTTCCAGGCAGAACCACGAAACAGGTTACAGAGCTGATAAATCAACAGGGGTTCGATAAGAAGTACGGAATGGAATTTTCCGATGCGGTGATAAAGGGCGCGAAGAACCGGTATGGCATAAAGAGCGGCACTACCAGCGGGGTTCCAAAAGGGTACTCGCTAAAATATCCGGAGGGAATGGAAAGTTACATTCGGAGCATTGCGACAGGGAGAAAGACGAAGGAGATTGCAGAACTGGTGTCAGCGCATTTCGGAATAGAGTTCAGCGAGAAACAATGCAGGGCATACAAAAAGAACCATGACATCATCAGCGGCGTTGACTGCAGGTTTGATAAAGGACACGTTCCAGCCAACAAGGGAAAGCCAATGAGCCAGGAACAATATGAGAAGTGCAGGGCAACGATGTTTAAGAAAGGCCATGTCCCGGCAAACCACATGGAAGTAGGAGAGTACACACATACGACAGACGGCTATCTTATCCGAAAGGTTAAAGAAACCGGTCAACAATGGGAGCGGTTCGAGTTTGTCCACAGGGCAGTATGGGAAGAACACAACGGACCAGTTCCCGAAGGTAAGATGGTATCGTTCCTGGACGGAAATAAGGACAACTGCAACATAGAGAACCTGGTGCTGATAGACAATGAAGAAAACCTGGAAATGAACAGAAGTCAGTTAAGGTTTACTGATCCGGAAAGAACAAAGACCGGTACGTTGGTAGCGAAGGCAAGAGTAACAGTCAGACAGAAGAAAAGGAGAAAATAGATGGAGATTAAAGCGACGAATGCAGAGGAGACGATCCGCTGCATCCTGGACGAAGAGAAAATGACCCAGCAGGATTTAGCGGACAGAATGGGGATTACGAGACAGAACATCAGCCAGTCTCTCAACCGAAACGCTAAGAGCATGAGATACGATAGCTTCTCAAAGATGGTAACAGCTCTCGGTTACGAGATTGTTGTAAAAAAACTTTAACATAATACGCAAATTAGAAGTAAACCTATTGACAAATACGCAGTTGCGAAGTATAATATATACATAATCAAACAACAAATAAAACATACGGAGGTAGTGGTTATGTATAACAGAGAAGATTATAGAGAGGCACTGGAAGAAAGAGAGAAATGCGACCTGTATTCAGATGAATGGAGATTTTGCCAGGCAAAAGTTCAGAGCATTGCAACAGCTATGGTAGCTGCAGGAAATAACTGGATGGTGGGCGAAATCATCGACGAGCTTTACAGTCTGAGTGACTGCGGTTGTGAACTCACCGACGAGGCAGTTAGATTTGACCTTTGGATTCTTGAAAGCAACGGCCTCGAAGAGAAGGCTGAGGAAATGAAAAAAATGTTCTAGTTAATTTTTTTTACCTGCATAACTCGCAAATGAGTGTTTCACGTGAAACATAGTTCGCAAATTTGAAAGGAGCGTATTTGTATGAAGGAAGTATTGAAGAAGTTAAGAATTTTAGAGGCTGAAATGGAAGAGGCCGAGAACCAGTCAGAGTATTGGATGGAAGAAGAACACCTGGATATGGATAAGTCAGACAGCTACGAGGCTGAGGCAGACAGACTGTACCAGGAAGTGTACAAGATGCACAACCAGGTGGCTGATTTCATCGTAAGCCTCACTTCCGGTCAGATTGACAAAGTGACAGCAATGTTGATGATGCGTCAGAGAAGATCAGACGTAGAGAGAATTTTAGAGATGGCGTAGGAGGGCAACGGATATGATGAAATCAGAGTTTATTGAGAAAACAGGGTTCGAGCCGACTGAGGCAGAATACAGAGGAATTGAAGCAGAGTACATGGGATGCGACATCGGCAAAGATGAGTTCTGCAAGACATGGAAAAAGCAGGGCGGTGTTCAGAGATTGATGAGACTCCGTGCGAGAAGAATCGAGGAACTTGAGGCAGAACTTGCAAGCGAGAAGAATGTCTATATCAAAATGGATTCCCAGCACCGCGACACAATTAGAGAACTTGAAGAAAAGGTTGCAGAATGCGAAGGAGAGCTTAATCACATGAATGCTCAGATGGGATTAGAAAGACACGCGGCTGCAGAAGAAAACAGAGCATTGGCCAACAGAGCAACTGAGGCGGAGAGAAAACTGGCGATCCTCAAAGAGGCATTCGCTATCATCACAGGAAAGGAGACGAAGTAATATGGCATTTTTAGAGGTTAAGACAGAGTGGGCGGTTTACAAGAACTGCTTCCTGCAGGTTGGAAGATACCAGGCAGACAACAGCAGAGCAATCGAGATTTGGAACAGAGAGGACGGGCCTATCGCACGTATCACGGTATGTATTACCGGAAGTATGCTGGCAGAAGATGAAACGGTGCTTGATACAAATAATTGCCCTTGGGCGGTTGAATTTGTTGAGAGCAATGGCTTGGGCGAGAATACCGGCAGAACAGTAAGAAGTGGCTACTGCGTGTACCCGGTAGTGAAACTGAATGTTGAGAAAATCGGCGAATATTTGGAGGTGGCGTAATGGAAAGAGTATATTTCAGCATCAACGAGAGTGCGGCCAAGACGGCTCACAGTATGATGTCGTTCAGCGACTACGAGGAAGGAAGCAAGACGGCAGGGTACAAGGCGAAGGTTGACAAAGCGTATGAACTGGGCGAGAAGGTGATCCAGGCAAGACCTTCTGAGGAAGAGAGGGTTGCGAAACTCTGCGAGAGGTATTCGAGACGATTGGCTCAGAATATCAACAAGGATATTCAGATCGGCATGATGTGTCCGTCCGTGATGATTTCCGGAGCAGGCAACTTCCCGGTAAAGAAGAAAGAGAAGCAGGTTGCAGCCTGGGATAAGAACCACGAGGACTACAAGCAGGTGGAAGGAATCTTGCATAAGATCGAGAGTATCTTCTACGGCAAGGATGTTATCAAGTCGAGCGACGAGAATGCAATCGAAAAGCTGCAGGAGAAAGTGGACGAGTTAAGAGAAACCCAGGAGCAGATGAAGGAAGCCAATAAGGCAATCAGATTAAAGGACACCGAGAAAGGTAACGAACTTCTTAGAAATATGGGGTACACAGACGAGCAGATCACGGACCTCAGAACTCCGGATTTTTGCGGCAGACTTGGCTTTCCGAACTATGCGCTGACGAACAATAACGCCAACATCCGCAGACTGGAAGGGAGAATTAAGAGCCTGCAGGCAACGAAGTCCAAAGGAACCCAGGAAAGCGAGAATAAGTTTTTCAAGGTCAAGGAAGATACGGATGCAATGAGAGTTCAGTTATTCTTTGAGGGCAAGCCTGAACCGGAAGTAAGAGATGTGTTAAAACACAACGGCTTCAGATGGGCGCCTTCCGTCGGAGCATGGCAGAGGCATCTCAACGCAAACGGAAAATCGGCGGTAAGAAGCGTGATCCGTGAATTAGAGGAAATGGAGGAAAAGGCATGAAGATAGAACCGAGAAAACCAAGCGATAGAGGCGGGTGGTTGTGTATGCCACGATTAGAAAACTGTCCGGAAGGAAAACCTGGATGGGAGAAAGTCAACTGTCCGGTATGCGGCGATCCATGTTGGAAGAGACCCGAGGATGCAGGAGTAATTGAAAAAAGTAAGTTAGATGGAGCGGCGTGCACGCTCTGCGCATTAAAGAAAGGAGCAGGACAGAAATGACATTAGACAAAGCGGCAGTAGGAGTTGTTACATCGGGTGGCGGCGTCTATAATATCGGTTTTAATGACGGAGACGAGACACAGTTTGACGCTCAGAACTTGAAGGACCTGCAAGAATGTTGGAAGGGGTTCTGCAAGGACGAGAAGATTCCGCAGAACTGCGTAGACTACGTGGAGAGGGTGAGTTAGTGGAAACTCTGACAAGAGAGATAGCGAATGAGTACAGAAAGAGAGCAATGCTTCTGCCAGCAAACGGATTGCAGGACATTGGCAAAAGAAGAGAATTGCGGAAAGAACTGCAGGCCAGGTGTGATTTAACGGAACTGCAGGCAGTGAACATCATCAATGGTTTTCACATTCCGGACTATGTGAAGATAGCGGCAATCAAAGCAGAAAAGGAGGCGCAGGAAAATGAGAATTGAGAAAGAAGGATTTGTGCTGAACCTGGAAGGTACCTGGTGCGAGATTTCCAATAAATACGGAGTCCAGGAACACGGAGACGTGGCAGTAAATGAAGAGGATATTCCGGAAGGATATGCAGAGAAGAAGCTGGATCAGTTCATTGGCACTCACAAGGTCAGAGGTTTTATGAAGGCCGATGACTGCGAGAAGAAAGTGGCATTCGACCAGGAGAATAAGGAATACATTCAGCTGCAGGCGGTAAAGCCGGCAGGCGATGATGTATATGTGGTGCAGAAATTTGATAATGAGCTGGTATTTATGGGCGAGATATGGAGTGGATGTAAACACAAGGACGAAGTCCTGGATTGGATGCGCTCCAACTACGAGGTTGAAAGTTGCTTGACGGCAGAAGTGTATAGAAACCCGTTAGGCGATTGTACCAATGACGGAATATCTTCATACCAAAGAGAGTTATACGTCCTGGCAGCACAGAAAGGACCTTTTGAGCCGGAGGACATTAGACAGTGCGTGTACATAGAGAGACGAGAAGTTATGGGTAAAGAGTACATTGACTGCAAGCCTGCATACTGCAGAAAGCGTTGGTACATGATGGGCGGCAATTTTCTCTATACATCAGACAGCAGATTTAAGGAGATTACAGGGATCAGCTACCCGATAGCAATCCACGACAGATACGAAGGGAGGTAGGCAATATGGTGATTGTTGGGTATTACGCTCATGGAAATAAACAATATGTGGCATTCAATGAGAACGAAGAACGCCCGGACAGGTTTATGATTACGGACGGATTTCACGACAGACCGGTAAATGAGCGAAACGCAGGCAAGTACAAGGGGTATGTCAAGATCGAGAAGTCTGAGTGCGACTTGAAGAAAATCATCGGACGCATCCGTGGCACAAGACCGTGGCATCCGCTGCTGAAATTGCTTCAAAAAGAAGCAGGGTAAATTTTTTTACCAAGGAGACTCGCAAATACGAAATTTAGGGATTGAAGAATACGCATTTAGGAGGATGAGACATGGAAGCTAAAGAAATTGTGAATATTGGATTGGAACATATACACCCGCATCCGGATAACCCGAGAAAAGACCTGGGAGATTTGACCGAGCTGGCAGAATCCATCAAGAAGAATGGAATCCTGCAGAACTTGACAGTCATTCCGAAAGAAGGAGAGCCGGGGGAGTACATTGCAATCATCGGCCACAGAAGAAGTGCGGCGGCAAAACTGGCGGGAATTACAGAAGCGCCTTGTAGAATTGTGGAGGGAATGACTCATAAAGAGCAGGTATCGACAATGCTGGAAGAAAATATGCAGCGTGGCGATTTGACAATTTGGGAGCAGGCACAGGGATTTCAGATGATGCTTGACCTGGGAGAGACAGAGGACACAATTGCAGAAAAGACCGGTTTCAGCAAGAAAACCATTAGACACCGCTTGAACATTGCGAAGCTGGACTCCAAGACATTGATGGAGAAGGAGCGACAGGATGGCTACCAGCTGACACTTACGGATATGTACGAGCTGGAAAAGATCAAAGACATCAAGGCGAGAAATAAGATTTTGAAGGAGTCCACAGACTCCCGAGACCTTGCGAGACGTGCAATCAATGCTCAGAAGGAGCAGAAACGCCAGGAGAATATGAAGCTCTATGTGGCGATGATGAAGAAGTTAGGGTTAAAGAAAGCACCGGCGGAAGCTGACAGTGAATTTTATACAGACAAGTGGGAACGCATGGAAAGTTACAGCCTAGATAAAGAGCCACCTAAGACGATGAAGTTTAAGGACAACGGCGAGCCGATGTTTTACCTGGAACGATACGGAACTTTATATGTGATTCGCAAAGCAAAGAAGGCCAAGAAAGTGCTTACTCCGGAAGAGGAAGCCAAAAAGCAGAATATGCGAAATAAGAAGCAGATCAAGGCAATTCTGAAAGAAGCGGCCAATACGAGGAAGGTGTTCATTGAAGGCATTTTATCCGGAAGAATAAAAAAAGTCACAGACGAAAAGCAGGTTGAAGCGGACCTTTTCGAGCAGATGATGGATTGGGAGACATTCACAGGTCATAACAAGCTGATAGAGTTTTTTGTTGGGTGCGAGGTTTACAATGCGCCGGAGGAAGAAAAAGAAGCGGCACGTAAGAAAATGCAGGGACTCAGCGTGTTGCAGAAACTTCTCTGCCTGGTATCGGCAATGGTAGCTGATGCAGATTTGGTTGAGTGGAACTACACATACAACACAGTCAGAGGTGAGAAGGTGAAGGCGTTCTACGGAATACTGGAACAGTACGGCTTCCAGTTTCCTAACGACGAAGAGAAGGGTGTGGTCGAAGGAACCAGCGATTTATATGTAAAGAAAGAAGGTGCAAAGTAGCATGAAGAGAGGACAGATTTACTACGTCAGAAGCAATTACAGAGAAGAGGGAAGTGAGCAGCGGGGGGGGGCGCCCAGCGGTTATAGTATCAAACGATAAGAACAATGCGAACAGCAACACGGTCGAAGTGGTATATATGACGACCAAACCAAAGACCGACCTTCCGACTCATGTATATATTGAGTCAGCGCTTAGACCATCAACACTCTTGTGTGAGCAGATTTCCACGGTTTCAGAGGAAAGAATTGGAGAGTGGATTGGAGAGCTAACAGAAAGCGAAGTGCAGGATTTGGATATTGCCCTGGCGGTTTCGCTAGGAATGAAGTGCGGGCCAGGGCAGTTAGATACGGACACATTAGAACATTTGAATAATCTGCAGGCGGAACTCGACAGAACCAAAGCCGAGCTGAGGGAGGCAAAGAGTGGCCCGGACTATAAGCTGTTATACGACCAGCTGATCGAGAAAATGCTCAGCAGATAGAAAGGAGACACAAGATGTACCTACTGGAAGAAGATTTGAAATTTCCAAAGGACAGTTTCAAAAGCATGAAGTACCAGCCGTATGAGATGAAGCCTTCGTTCTCTATGAAAAGAGTATATCAGTGGTGGAATTATTGGTACGGACAGGTTTACATATCGTTCAGCGGTGGGTTGGATAGCACAGTCTTGGCGTACATTGTGTGCCAGGCGTATAGAAAGTATAAATTGACCGGCAAAATCCCCCTGGTGTTTGCAGACACCGGGACGGAATTTCCGGAAATCAGAGAGTTTGTTAAGACATATACAGAATGGCTCAAAGAGCAGTTTCCGGAACTTGATATTGAGTTGGTGGTAATCCGGCCGAAACATAGTTTTAAGTGGGTGTGTGAAAACAAAGGATTTCCGATTACCAGCAAAGATACAGCGGGAAAGATTAGAAAGCTTAGACACGGAAAACTCAGCAAGAAATACAGAAACTACCTGCTCAACGGAGATCAGCGAGGAAAATTCGGAATGTTGGCGAAGAAGTGGCAGTATTTGACGGACACGGAACAGATGCCTGCAGATATTTCGGAGTATTGCTGCGAGGCACTAAAAAAAGAACCGTTCAAGAGGTATGTCAAGGAGACAGGCAGACAACCATTTATCGGTATAACGCAGGACGAGAGTTTCAGAAGAGAGAACCAGTACAACCACACGGGATGCAATGTGTACGACGGTCACACAATAAAGAGCCAACCTATGGGATTTTGGCCGAAGAATGAGGTTATCCAGTATGCGGTGGAGCAGCGCATTCCGATCTGCAGCGTGTATGGAACGCCATACCAGGACAAGAAAGGCAACTGGTACTTTACAGGAGAACAGAGAACCGGCTGTTGCGTGTGTGGCTTCGGGTGCCACTTAGAGCCTGTGCCGAATAGATTGCAGCGGTTGAGAACATCTGATAACGATAAGCACAGGAGAATGTGCGAGGGCTGCCTGCAGATAAAAAATCACGGCATGACATATGAGCAGGCGTTGAATTACGCAGGAATACCAACAGAGGAGGTGCAGGAAGATGAATAGCAGACCGGAAATCACGGCGATGTTGTCGCTCTCAATCCAGCGGCACATCTGCCCGGACAATGATCCGAGAATTTACTGGGCCAGGGAAGTGACTTTCGACTACGCCACCATGAATGCAGTGCGGGTGGATTTTATGAAATTCAAGCCGGTAAACAATACAGTGTCCGGCATAGAGAAGGGAGACTTCTATTGCTATGAGGTTAAGTCCTCAGTAGAGGATTTTCACTCGAAGAACGGTCACAACTTCCTGGGAGACTACAATTACTATGTGATGCCGGAGGAAGTGTACGAGCAGATCAAGAAAGAAATTCCATACCAGATAGGCGTGTATGTTCCGGATGGAATGAACTACCGGGGCGAGTGGTACGACCTCAAAGCAATCAAGAAGGCAAAGAGGAAAGATAGAAGCAGGCCAGTATCAGAAATGCTGTTGATGATGTTCCGGTCTGCAGCAAGAGACAGAACAACAGGAAAATAAGGAGAGCGTATATGGATAAATATTTAAGCATAATAACAAACTTTGGGTGCCATGGAAGGTGCCCGTATTGCATAGTCCGAGAGAATGGAATCAAAGTTCCTAAATCCACGATAGGCGGCCTGGATAAACTAGAAGATGCAATTAAAATGACCGGAGCGAATATTGTGTCTATCTCCGGCGGCGGAGATCCGCTCTATCGGTACAGTGAAAATCCGCTTGTACCGATGTATCTCGGTATGGTTATGGGTATCTGCATTAAAGCCGGTATTCCAATGGAAATGCACACGAGCTATACAGAGTCGGAGTTCCCGTACCATTTCTGCAAAAGAGTTGTGTATCATCTGCAATCCGTTGAAGATTTGGAGAATGTAGTGAGACGCGGAGCGGAAATAGTTAGGGTCGTGTTTGTAGCAACAGAGAAACTTTCAAGAGAAGAGATTAACAGAATTTCGGATTTTGTTCGTTGCTCAGATCAGATAGATGAACTCAGCTTCCGACAAATGGTAAACGATAGATACGAGACAGAATATTACAACGACGATTTTTTGAAAGCAGGGCACAACAAGGGACTGTGGCACTATATCAGACAGAAAGACTACAATATCTACTATGCAGAGAATAGGATTTATACGAAGTTTTCGGAGATTGAAGCCGACATCCAAGAGGAGAGGTGAAAAGGTATGCTGATATTGCCGATCAAGAAGAAGTGGTTTGATATGATCGCTTCCGGAGAAAAGAAAGAAGAGTACAGAGAAATCAAGCCGTACTACGACAGCAGATTTATGAACGCTTTCGGCTTTATCCTGGTTGGAGGGCAGATGATATATGGAGATGCGGCACCGGAAGAAATCCGGAAGCCATGGCCGGTGCCGATAGCATTTAGAAATGGTTATTCCAAAGAATCTCCGGAAATCATCTGTAAATGCACATTGCATTTTGGAAAAGGCAAGCCGGAATGGGGAGCTGAGCCAGGAAAGTTATACTACGTGTTAAAAATACAGGAAATTGAGAAAGGAGTAGGACAATGAATAAAGTAATTTTGATGGGGCGTCTCGCACGCGATCCGGAAGTCAGATATACACAGGGAGAGCAGGCTATGGCAGTAGCGAGATACACCCTGGCGGTTGACAGAAGAGGGAAAAACCAGGAAAACTCAGCAGATTTCATCCAGTGCGTTGCGTTCGGCAAGGCGGGAGAGTTTGCTGAGAGATACCTGCATAAAGGAACAAAGATTGTGCTGACCGGCAGAATACAGACCGGAAGCTACACGAATAAAGAAGGTCAGCGTATATATACGACAGACGTTGTGGCAGAGGACCAGGAATTTGCCGAGAGCAAAAACGCCGAGAGCGGCGGTACATATAGCAACCAGCCTGCACCGGCACCACAGTCGGGGAATGATGGATTTATGCCTGCAGGAGACGACAGCGAGCTACCGTTTGTATAGGAGGGCGAAGGATGAAACAGTACACATTGAACAGAAAAACATACAAGGATGTTAAGAGAATGGATCATCAGCAGATGGATGCATTCTGCAAGAATTTATACAAGGCAGGCCATGCGGACGGTATGAAAGATGCGGAAGGTTTGACCGAGAATGAAGTGAGAGAAGTTATCCTGGGCGTGAAGGGCATCGGGCCAAAGAAGGCAGAGGATATTGTGAATGCTCTGACTGCAGCACAGAGAGAAAGGAGTTAGTTGACAAATGGATAAGAGTAAAGTATATTTAGAAGTGCCGGAGTTCACTGGCGAAAATGTACCGGTGGCAGTAGCGGCAAGAGTAATGAAAAAGGATCAGCAGTTTATACGCCAGGGCATTATCCTTGGATTTCTGAAATTCGGAGTTGCTTTCAAGAAGGAAGGGAGCAGCCAGTACGATTACTACATTTCCCCGATGAAGTTTTGGGAAGAGACAGGTTTTGTGTATGCCGGAGAGGAATGCTAAATAAGCCGTGAGAAGTGCTGAATAGGTATAAAAATTGATGAATAGGAAACATACAGGCAACAAAAACGCCAGCGGATGCGATAAATACGTGCATTACTGTTTCTGAGGAGGAAGCTGCTAAGGCTGGCAAGTTCTAACTAAATCTGATTTTCAGAATTCTGAGACTCCCGATTTTTTCGGGAGTCTTTTTTTGATAAAAATTACCTTTGTAATCGAACATATATTCTGCTATAATATAATGAGCGCAAGGGAGCCAATATGCTTGCATAATTGGCGAACGGCGAATTTGATCATGATCGTTGTGAAGCAACGGTAAGCACCGTAGGTGCGAATCATGATGTAATGAGCAACCGCAGCACAGAAAGGAGACATTTATGGAATCATCATCACATACATATATTGCTATGGATCTGAAGTCCTTTTATGCCTCCGTGGAGTGCGCAGACAGAGGCCTGGATCCTCTGAATACGAACCTGGTGGTGGCAGATGCCTCCAGGACGCAAAAGACCATCTGCCTGGCAGTATCTCCCTCCTTAAAAGCCTACGGAATCCCCGGAAGAGCCAGACTGTTCGAGGTGATCTCCAAGATAAGGGAAGTGAATGCCCTACGGAAAGTGCGGGCACCCGGAGGCAGTTTTTTAGGAAAAAGCACTTTTGCGGATGAATTACAGGAACATCCGGAACTGGAAGTGAGTTTTATCACGGCAACACCCCGGATGGCGAGATATCTGGAGTACAGTACACAGATCTATGATATTTACCTGAGATATCTTGCACCGGAGGATATACATGTCTATTCCATTGATGAAGTATTCCTGGATGTAACGCAGTACCTGAAGATCTACAAAATGACGGCGGAAGAACTGGCAACCACGATTGCCACAGAAATCCTTAAGAAAAAGGGACTGACCGTCACGGCGGGGATCGGAACAAATCTGTATCTGTGTAAGGTGGCAATGGATATTGTTGCCAAGCACATAGAACCGGATGCAAATGGCGTACGAATCGCAAAGCTGGATGAGATCAGCTATCGGGAACTGCTGTGGGACCATAAGCCGTTGACGGACTTCTGGCGGGTGGGCGCAGGATACCGTAAAAAGCTGGAAGCCGCCGGAATGTTTACCATGGGAGATATCGCCCGCTGCTCTATCGGTGGAGTGGGTGATTACTATAATGAGGATCTACTGTATGGAATGTTTGGAATCAACGCGGAACTTCTGATCGATCATGCCTGGGGATACGAACCGGTGACCATGGATCTGATCAAATCCTACCGCCCGGAGACCAACTGTATCAGCGCCGGGCAGGTTCTGCATTGTGCTACGGATTTTACACAGACGAAGATCGTGGTTCGGGAGATGGCAGAGCAGCTGGTACTAGACCTGGTGGAGAAGAAACTGGTGACAGACCAGGTTGTTTTGACGGTGGGGTATGACATTGATAACTTGAAGATACCAAGGATTGCGGATCGTTATCACGGCGAGATCACCGTGGACCGTTACGGCAGAAGCGTACCGAAACACGCGCATGGCACCGGGAATCTTGGAAATATGACTGCATCCGCTGCCAGGATCACAGACACGATCATGGAACTATATGAACGGATCGTGGATCCCATGTTACTTGCCCGCAGGATCACACTGGTGGCAAATCATTTAAAAGAGGCAGACAGTGTGAAGGAGGAGCCGGTCTATGAACAGCTGGATCTGTTTTCCGGCGGACTGTTGTCGGATGACACCAAAGAGAAGGACATGCAGAAGGAAAAGGAACATTTGGAAAAGGAAAAACATCTGCTGGAAGCCATGCTTAGCGTGAAATCCAAATACGGAAAAAATGCTATTTTAAGAGCCGCCGATCTTCAGGAGGGCGCTACCACGATAGACAGGAACCGCCAGATCGGCGGTCATAAGGCATGAATCAAATTTGAAATTTGATTCGCGATTCCTCCTACGAAAGGAATCGTCTGCGGAATGGAGATTACTATGAACGAAAAATATAAAGACATGCTCCATCTTCCCCATCCGGTATCTGTGACACATCCCAGGATGTCACTGCAAAATCGTGCCGCCCAGTTTTCTCCCTTTGCGGCGCTTACGGGATACGACGATGCTCTGAGAGAGACCGCCAGACTGACAGACCGCTTTATAGAATTGGATGAGGACAGGAAACAGGAGATTGACAGACAACTCTATTATATTCACGAACATTTGATACAAAAGCCTCCGGTGAAGATCACTTATTTTGTACCGGATTCCCAAAAAGACGGAGGCAGTTACCGGACTCTGGAAGGTCATGTTCAGAAAATAAATGAAACAGCCGGGAAAATTTGCATGAACGACACGGAGATTCCGATAAATAAGATTTATCAGATAGATTTCACATGA